CGACTACCGCGCAGAAGTCCACGCGGGTGCGGCCGTCCACGATGATGTTCTTCAGACCTTCGGTTTTGCCCGCGTTCGGAGCACCGGTGATCAGGTAGTGGCCCAGCGGGCGCGACGTCGCGTCGTCCCCGCACATCCACACCGCCATGACGGAGCCGTCGGCCCGGCCGCCGTACACCAGCGGGCCGTCCGCGATGGACTTCCCGGGCATGCTGGGGCCCGTCCAGACCCGGACGGCGGTGGCGTCGTCAGACGGCTGGAAAGCCACCCTGACACGGTCAGCGCGGCCTTTGACGGGCGTGACAGTCACGTCGTCAGCGCCCATTCCGACCGCGGAGGCGATGTTCTTCCGGGCGGCCACGACGTCGTCCGACGTGCCCTCTCCGGGCTTGAGCTGGACGTCCGCCTCCACTCGGCCGTCCTTCTCCGTGATCTTCTTCGTCCGGGCTCCGGCCAGGGCCGCCACCCGCTGGAACAGGGGGTCCTTCTCCCGGGTGGCCTTGTCGGCTTCGTGCTGGGGCTGCATGGCGAAGTGCCGGAGGTTCCAGCACAGGGACAGGATCGGGGCACCTAGTGCCCACAGTTTGACCATCTCCGGGTCCAGCGGGTTCCCGGCGCTGGCCAGGGTGAACCAGCCGGTCACGGCGCCGGTGAAGACGGTGGCCAGCGTCCGGGTGTACTCATGCCGGTTGCGCCAGGTCAGGTGGGTGATGCCGGTCAGGACGACCGCTCCGGCGCCCATCCCGGCCGTCAGAGCCGGGTCCCCGTGGACTGCGAACTGGGCGGCCAGGGCTGCGGGCATGGCGCTGGCGGTGATGGCCCAGGGCTGCGCCCAGGCCGGGATGGGGCCGGAGCCTTGGGCGGTCTCCTGGCCCTTTGACCTGCTCTTCTTCTTGTCGGACATGGCTCCGGCCCTCCTTTCAGAGCTTGATCGAGAAGTGGCGGTTCTTCGGCTTGTCGGTGCCCTCCAGGAGTTCACCGAAGGCCGCTTCAAAGGCGGTCCAGACGCCGACGAACTCCCCGGCGTTCTCGGCGAACCCGTCTCCGATCTTGTTCAACCGCTTGGTGACCCGGCGCATCTTGAACACCGCGCCCCAGGACCGGTTCTGACGACCCATCTCCTTCGCACCGGCGGTGAGTTCACCGGCGGCCAGGTGGGTCTCCACGGCCAGTCGGTGGCACAGCGCGCGGCCCATCTCGCAGAAGGCATGGAGGTCGTTTTGGTCGGACAGCTCCTGGTCCACAAAGCCCCTGATCAGGGCCGTAAGGTCCTTCGGGCTGGTGGCGGAGCCACCGGCGCCCCGGCCGGAGCCGGAGCTGGCCGGGAGGCCGTCTTCGCGCAGCCCGCGCGCCCGTGCGTCGGCCGCGTCCTTCGGGATGGTGCCGCGGGTGGTGTTGTCCCCCGGCTTCAGCTTCGCATCGGCCATGGCCTGCTCCTCCGTCATGCGCTCTGGGCAAGCGCGCTGCGCGCCCGCCGGATGCTGGTGTTCATGGTGTTGGGCTTCGTGTCCTGGCCGAAGCTGTCCCGGATCATGTCCTTGATCACGTCGTCCGGGGTGTCCTCACCCTGGGACAGGATCTCCAGGACGAAGGACTTCATGGAGCCGTTCCGGATGGCCCGTGTCCCCGCGGGGACAGGAGCGGTGTCCTTGTCCTCCATGGCTGCGGGGACAGGCTCTGCGGTGGGGACAACTGCCGGGGACAGTTCGGGGACCGCCGGGACAGCAGCCGCGGGGACAGGCTCAGCAGCCGGGGACACCGGCGCGGTGTCTGCGGGGACAACCGGGCTGTCCTGCGGGACAGCGGGGACACCGCCGACGAAGGACACGGCCTGGGACAGGACACGGACGCCGGTCGGGGACGCGGCCAGGTGGAGCAGGTGGCCGAAGACCAGGGCCGGAATGCAGGAGATCGTGACCGTCAGCGTCTGGTGGTAGGTCCAAGCGTTGCCCGGCTGCCAGCCGGAGCCGTACAGGTGCGCGATGGGCTGGGCGGCCATGGCCAGCGTGATGGACGCGATGGCACCCCCGACGGCCGTGCGCTTGCCCGGCGCCCCCTTGGGCCGCTTCGTGGCCACGACGGCGGCCACACCGGCGTACATGGTCAGCACTGCGGGCATGCCCCAGGCCAGCCAGTCGGTCCACCCGGCCAGGTGCGCCAGGAAGTGCTCCCCGGGGGCGGACATCACCAGGACGATGACGGCCACGGCGGGCCGGACCCAGTCCTGAATCCAGCCGACCCAGAGCGGGTTACCGTCGTGGTCGGTGCGGGACAGGACAGGGACACGGGTGGCGTCGGGAACGGTGTCCTTCTGCTTCCGGAACATGGTGTCCTCCTCTTCAGGGACAGACTTTGATTTAGTCGTCCCAGTAAAAGGGACAGTCCCCGGACTGTCAAGGACAGCCGGGGACTGATTCGGGGGACAGGGACAGAAGGACAGATCAGGGGTGTCCCTGGGGGACATACGGGCGGGGACGGCGTGTCCTCCAATGCGTCCCGTCGAAGAATTGTCCCCGCTGTCCCCAGGACGTCATGTGCCAGGGGGTGTCCCCGCTGTCCTGGGTGTCCTCCGTGGAGTCGTCCCCGCTGTCCTGGCCGGGGACAGGGCCGATCAGCGGTTCCGGGGACAGGCCGTCCTCCACCGGCGGGACGAAGTCCTGTCCCGCCGGAAGGGAGGACAGAGCCAGGGACGCCCGGGACACCGCGGCGCGGAGTCCGGAGAACGCCTCCACGATGGCGGCCATGGTCGCCGACGCCTGGCGGACCCGGTACGGCTCCAGCTTCTGCGCGTCCTTGATCCACTGGGACACGGGAGCGCCGTGTCCTCCAGCCGTGTCCCTGCTCACCGGACATCGTCCTTCGTGGCGCCCTTGACGATGCCGACCGCCGGGACAGCCGGATCGTGGACTTCCAGGGAGACCTCCTTCAGGACACCGCTCCAGCGGATCGTCCCGGACACCCGCTCCAGTCCCCCGGCGCCCTTCGCCCGTGCCGACGCACAGAAGCGCTCCAGGTCCACCAGAGTGATCCAGCCCTGCTTCTCACTGACCGTCGTGTGGCTGGTAGCCATCTCCGTCCAACCTCCATTCCGTGTACAGGAAGTCCCGCGGGACAGTTCCCGCAGGGATCGATTCGTCCCGCTGGAGGACGATCGACATAAGGCGGCCGACATCCAGTTCTTTCGGGGACTGGACGACCCCTCCGACGCGCGCCGGGTCGTCGTCGCTCCCCACATCCATGGAGTAGACGTAGACCGCCCGTCCCATCACTCCACGCTCCAGCGCTTCTCCGACAGGTCCACGTCGTCGGACATGCCGGTCAGCTCCCGGAGCCAGAAGACCAGGACGGCCCGGTCCCTGGCCGACATCGCGCGCAGCGCCAGGACGGCGCCGGGGTAGTCCCCGTCCGTCACCGCGTTGAACGCCTCCAGCTCCAGCCGGACCGGCACGGACGTGGCCTTCAGAGACCGCATCTCCCCCGCCGACCTGACCGCCTCCGCGTCGGCCGCGGAGCCGACTCCGCCCAGTTCCAGCGGCTGGCGGTCGCGCTTCCACCACTTCTTCACGATCTTCCTACCTTCCCCGGTCCGGCCGACCGGCGGTGGACGTGCCCGGGTGGCTGTACCACTTCCAGGTGACACGGTTGATGTGCTCGAACTTCGCTCCGCCGTCCAGGAGCCTGATCAGGTAATCCTCATCCTCTCCGCGGTACCGGCCATCCTGGAGCCGGTACCCGTCGCGGAAGCCCCCGGCGGCGCGGACGGCTTCGGTCCTCACCAGATGGGTCATCGGGATGAAGGAGCCCTGGCGCCGAAGGTGCGCTTCCTGCTCCTTTCCGAAGCGGATTCCCCAGGGCGCCCGGATCTGCCCCTGGAAGGTCACGGCCGTGGGGTCGGGACCGCCGATCATCTTCGGGGACGGGTAGACCAGATCGACGGCCGGGTCCGCCTCCAGGACGCGCATGCACGCCAGGATGTGGTGGGGCAGGAGTTCGTCGTCATCGTCCAGCCAGGCCACCACGTCCGTGGCTACCCGCTCCAGCGCCCGGTTCCTCGCCTCCGCGGCGCCGGTGCGCTCCGCGTCGTACTCCGCCACCACCTGGTCCGGGAACCGGCGCTGGGCGCGTACAGAAGCCATGGCGCGCTCGAACAGCGCTTCCCGGCCGGGGATGGTAGGAATGACGATCGCCACCGTGAGCCGCTTCGGGTTCGGGCGCCCGGCGCGCCGCTTCGCCTCACCCACGGCCGGGCTTCCCCAGTACCTGGCTGATCTCCTCCGGCGTCATCTCCCGGCCGAAGGGCTGTTCCGGCGCAGTGAAGTCCACGTGGATGGCGGACACCGTCAGGGCCACCGTGTGGCCGCTGGCGTCGCTGTGCGCCCGCATCCACGCGGAGACGTCGTCCCAGGCCGTCCCGGTGTCGTTCTCCTTGCAGCCCAGGCACAGGGCCACGTAGAGCGGAATCGAGTCGGCCGGGGTCTTCCTCTTCTGCTCTCCCCAGGGCATTACGCCTCCTTTCTGAAACACCGGGCCACACCCTGTTCCAGCGTGACCTCCGGCGTGTAGTAGCGGAGCATCTTCGACGGGTCCCCGACCCGGTAGGCGACGCCGGTGGGCTTCCCGGGGTCGGCCGTGATGGACGCCGGGATGTAGCCCGCGGCAGCCGTGACCAGCTCCGCCAGCTCCCGGAACGACGTGGCCCGGCCGGTGCACAGGTTCACCGGATCGGTCACGTCCGCGTCGGCCAGCGCCATGACTCCCTTCACGATGTCGTCCACGTGGATGAAGTCCCGGACGCAGTCCCCGCACCACGTCGGGAACGGGTCCTCCCGGCGCCGTGCGCGCTCCACGAAGGCGCGGAAGGGGTAGGTGTCGTCCTGGTCCTCCCCGTAGCCGGAGAAGGGCCGTACGACCGTCACCGGGACACCGCTGGCGCGGAGCGATCCGGACAGCGCTTCGCCGACCACCTTCGACCAGCCGTACACCTGGTCCGGCGGGACCGCCGGACACGGGTCGTCTCCGTCGTGCTCGCTGAGCCAGGTCGGGGCAGTCGCACTCTGGTAGGCCGCCGGGTACATGGCGGAGGAGCTGAAGTAGACCACCCGGCCGGGCTTCGCCTTCGCGGCCCAGCGGAACATTTCGGCGTCGATGGCCAGGTTCACCGCGGTCTCCAGCGGGGAGCCGTCGATGACCTCCCGGCCGCCGACCACGGCCGCCGCGTGGACGACCAGGTCCCAGCGCCTGACGTCCCGGCCGCCGCGTTGAGCGTCCCGGAAGTAGTGGACGCAGTCCTGGGAGGAGGAGCGCTTCGTGTCCAGGCCGGTCACGGAGTACCCGCGTCGGACCAGCTCCGCGATGAAGTGGCGGCCCAGGAAGCCCAGGTCACCGGTCACCAGTGCTTCCACGATCACCACTCCCCTTTGAAGTGCGGCGCGTTCGCCGAAAGGTACTGGTTGTCGGTCAGCGGACGGGCGATGGTCCAGGAGCGCCGCGGGTGAAGCGTCTTCGGCGCGTAGCAGTGTCGGCAGATCCACCGGCGCCAGCCGCGCGGTTCGAACGGGTGGGGCTCCACCTTGGACGGGTGGATCTTCGTAACGTCGGGCTTCCTCACCATGCGCTCCCACTCCCCGACGTGTTGCCGCCGTGCCAGCGCCACTCCCAGGTCCGGGCGTAGTGGTGGACGAACTTGGCGCCTTCGTTCAGACACTTGATCCACATGCCCCAGTCCTCACAGGGGTTGCCCGGATCGCCCCGGTGCTCGAACCCGCCGACGTGGTGGAGCAGGGACGTCCGCGCCAGGACCGTGATCGGGATGTAGTTCTGGTGGCTGCGGATCGTCTCCGCGTCGAACTCCCGGCCTTCGTACTGCGGGAACGGATCGGTTCCTACCGGCAGGTCGAACCAGGGGTACACCACGTCCGCGTTAGTGTCCCTGGCGGTCTCCAGGAGCGCTTCCACGTGGTGCGGGTACCAACGGTCGTCGGAGTCGAGAAAGGCCGCCCACTCCGCCGTGACGCCCGCCAGGGCCCGGGTCCTGGTGACGGCCGCACCGTCGTGTTCGGTGTCCACCGCCACATGGATGGCGTCCACCGGCCGGGACTGCGCGGTGACGGAGACCAGGGCGTCGATCAGCATGCCGTTCGCCACGTTCGGCGCGTGGACGGGGATGACGGCAGCCACTTGGCCGCGCCGGTACGGCCACGCGGTCCCGTTCACCCCTCCACCGCCCAGCGGATCAAGTCGGCATCGGCCGTCAGGCGTCCGTCCGCTTCGTACGCCAGCCAGAAGGCCCGGTCCGCGCTGTCCACCGCGGGCGCGTTGGCCTCCCGGTAGCCGTCGTCCATGGCGGCCTTCCCCGCGGCCGGGTGAAGGTGCTCGATCACCGTGTCCGGCAAGTAGACCAGCGTGCCCAGGGCTTCGCCCAGCGCCTTCCAGTAGTTGTCCAGGTACAGGTGGACCATCCCCGGCGGGACCATGGAGCGCAGCGCCCGGACGATCCGCGCGTCCATGAAGACGGCAGTCGGCAGGTTGGCTCCCTGGAGCAGGTCGTTCCCGTAGACGATCCGCGGCGTGCCGTCGGCGCCGTCCTTCAGGGCGTGAAGGACGGCCAGATCCCAGCCGGGCGTGACCGGGAGGTGGTCGTCCCCCATGAAGCCCAGGGCGTCGTAGCTGTCCATGGCCTCCACCGCCATCATGTTCAGCGTCGGGCCCAGCCGCTGCCGGTGGATGACGGCCAGGTTGGACAGCCCCAACCGGCAGTAGTCCATGCACTTCGGGTCGTCGTCGTCCACGACGAACCGGAAGGACACGTCCGTCCCGGCGGCCGTCTCCTGCCAGGTCTTCTCCAGCCGGTCCGCGTTCTCCGGGCGCCCGCGGGACGGCACGATCACCAGCATCTTCACGCGGGCTCCTCCACGATCGTCCAGACGTTGTCCCCGACGCCGGAGACAGTCCGCCGGACCATTCCCGCGGTGGACAGCCGGGTCAGGGCAAGGTAGGTGAGCTGGGGGGAGATCGACAGAGCCTCCGCGATCTCGTTCCGGCTCTTCGGTCCGTTCTCTGCCAGGAAGGCGCGGATCGTCGCGTCACGCCGGACGGTTGTGTCCGGCCTGGGGCGCCCGCGCTGGGCCTTTTCGGCCATCACCGGCTCCTTTCGTTTCATCGGTTCGCTTAACTGTAGCTTGACCAGCCGGTTTCAGTGGCTGGCGTACACCGGCTCCATGAAGCGGTAGAGCCCGTACAGGTCTCCGGGGGTGACGTATCCCGGCCAACGACCATCAACGAACAGGTGCCAGCCGCTGACGTCAGCCGCGCGATCGGCCAATTGGCTGCAAATCATGTGGTTACTGGTCTCCACGAAGTGCTTCAGGCCCGGCGCGGGGATGTGGAAGCGGTGCGCCGCCAGCGCGAAGTAGTCGGCCACGCTGTAGGGCGTGCCGACCAGATCCAGGGCCGCCCCCGCCACGGCCGACCGCAAGTCGTCCGGGCAGCGGAGGTAGACCGGGTCCAGCCCGTCGTAGCGGGACAGCGGAGAGAGCAGGGCGCCCCCGGGCATGGCCTCCACGATCTTCATCCCGTCGGCCACGTCCCGGTCCTCTCCGCGGACGTGGATACCGGCCACGACGAAGGCGTGTTCGTAGTCGGCGAAGCCGTCACCGTTGAACCACTGGCCCAGCCGGATGGCCGCACCCCCGGCGCCGGTCATGTGGACGATGCCGATGTCTCCGGGCTTCGGCACGTAGGGCAGAGTCCCACCCGCCATGCGCATAACCGCTTCGCTGATCTCCTCCACCTCTTCCTTCGGGGTTCCGGGAATCGTTCGCAACCGGTGCACGGCGGTTCCGAACGAAACGTCTTCCTTGTCGTCATCGGACATGATCGAGTCCTTTCGGGTCAGAAACCTGGACGGCCCGCGGTGGTGAGGGTGGGAGGTCACCTCACGACCGCGGGCCGCTTGTTGCAGGTGGATCGGTGGTGCGTCGGCCGTTCAGCGGCCCTTGCCGTTGCCGGACTCCGTCGGACGCGGTCCGCTCGGCTCCGTGGTGCAGCCGCCCTTGCGGCAACCGGGGATCGAACAACTCATGGGCCCCTCCATCGGTAGATTTCATTTGATCGAGACGAATATATCGCTCTACCGGCCGGAGGGGAAGACCTAGCGCTTCGCGCCCTTCAGCTTCCGGTGCGCCGGGCAGATGTCGCGCCCCAGCTTGTCCCGGCGCCAGCCGTCGATCCGGGCGAGTTTTTGGGCTTGGACCGCGGTAAGTCGTGCCCATCCGGCGTGATGTTCCGCTGGGCACAGATCACACCGGACCGTCACCCGGTCCTGGTTCCAGCTCACCGGTCCCACTCCCGCAGTGCTTCGGCCGTCGGCGCGTCGGTCAGGGCCGCCTGTTCCAGTGCATCCCGGACCGGAGCCGACAGGAACCGGCGCCCTCCGCTGCCCGGGGAAGAGAGCAGGTGGACCGCTTCGAAGGCGTCCCTGGCACGCTGGACGCGTCCGCGGTCGTCCTCCCCGGGGACGTTCGACACGCCGGACGTGTGGACGCTGTAGCCCGTCTCTCCGAAGCCGTGGAGGAAGATCAGTACTTCGAACCACCGGCACGCCGGGCACGGCCTGGAGTCGGTGACGAAGTCCCCACCGTGGGTGTGCCGGTCCTGCTTCGTGCGCGCGGACCCTATGAGCTGGGCCCGGTGGACGTCCTCCGTACCGCCGTCCACCGGGACGGTCCAGTTCGTGGCGTACTGGCCGACGTCCTCCGGCCCGGGGAAGTGGTGCTCTGTCCTGGGCATGGCTGTTCTCCTTCCTGGGTTCCTGTTGCTTCAGTGAATCACGTGACCTGGCCGACGGCCTGGTCAGTGCGTCCGGACGTGATCTTCTGCGCGTACTCCCGCAGCGCCCAGCGGTAGACCACCGAGACGTCCACGCCCAGGCGTTCGGCTTCTTCCCGGAACACCTGGACGATCTCCGGCCGCTCCACCATGTGCACGTGTGCGGTGAGCTTCGCATTCCCTTTCGCTGCCATACCGGTCAGCGTACGCTTGACATGTCATAACGTGCAACGGAAGGGCAAGTCATGGCAGAGATCAGAATCGGAGGGCTCGACCTCTCGATCACGTCCACCGGCTTCGCCCGGACCGACGGGACCACCGGCCTGGTGGTCACGAAGCAGACCGACGGGGACCGCCGGATCACCATCATCCGGGACGCGCTGATGGAGGCCGTCGGAGACGCCCAGGCGGTCGTCCTGGAGCGCGCACCGGCCACGCTGAAGGGGTACGCCGGAGAGCCGCTGCAACAGCTCCAGGGAGCCGTACGGGCGGCCCTGATGGACCGCGGAATCCCGTACGCCGTCGTCCCGCCGTCCACGCTGAAGCTTTTCGCGACCGGGCACGGCAATTCCCCGAAGTCGGAGCTGGCGGTGGCCGCGTACAAGCGAGCCGGTGTCGAGTTCGAGCGGGACAAGGGCGGGGACCAGTGCGACGCCTGGTGGCTCCGGATGGCCGGTCTGTCGAAGTGGGCCATGATCCCCTTCGTCCTGCCGAAGACCCAGACGGACGCACTGGACAAGGTGGTGTGGCCGGAGCCGAAGGCGGAAACGTTGGAGGACGCGTTCTCCGCGGTGTACCGCCGTGGATCGGAAGTCCCGGCCGCGGGCTTCGACCCCTGGGCCTGAGCACGACGAAGCCCCCACCCGGTCCCGGAAGGGATGGATGGGGGCTTCGCTCTGCCCGTGGTTGGCTGCGCTTCCTTCAGCCGCAACGCCCGGCAGATCTGCGGACGGTGGACCGCAGGTTGTTCCAGCGGCCGGTGGTCAGAGCCTAGGTGAGTCACCGGCGGCCGGAACGGTCAGGGGCTTACGCCCAGGGGTCGGACGCCGGAGCGGCGGTCGGAGCCTGGCTGGGCGCGGACGGGGCGTCGGACCAGGCGTCGGCAGCGGCGCCGGTGGCGTCCTCCGCCTCCTTGGTCAGGAACTCGCTGGCGGCCTTCGCGTTGGCCGCCGCGGGGGTCCACTTCGCCGCGTAGTTGTAGCGGTAGAAGTCGGAGTTCCGGGCCTTCGTGCTCTCCAGGCGCTTGACCTGGATGTACGCCCCGCGCTCCAGCGTGGCGTTCCCGGCCTCCCGCATGGCCTTCACGATGGCCTTCTGCATGGAGCCCTTGACGTACAGGGTGCGCATGCCGTCGTCGTCCGGGACCGGCTTCTGGATGTACTGGTTGGTCTCCCAGGTGACGCCGGTGGCCTCACCCTGGATGTGGAGCAGGAGCTGGTTCGCGGGCTTCGCCGCGCGCCGCTGGTTCTCCCGGAGGTCGGAGTCCTTGACCTGCTTGTTCCCGACGAACCACAGGAGGTCTCCCGTGTTCATGTCGGTCTGCTGTCGCATCTCCCAGTCCACGATGGTGCCTTCGAAGACGAAGCCCACCTTCGGGAACTTCGCGGCGATGGAGCCGCCTCCGGACAGGAAGCTGGCCGCTTCCCTGTCCTCCGTGCCGCTGCCGTCGGAGCCGAACGGGTCGTCAGTGCTCATGTCGCGTGTCCTTCGTTCGCGTGTGGTGTTCACCTGTGTGAAGCGGGTCCGGCGCCCGGTACAGCCGTCCGTCTCCGGGTGTGTCCTGGCGAGGATACCCGCCGGGCCCGCGTTGTTCTCCCCCGCTTCCCGGGCGGTGGCCCGGCGCCGAAAGGCTCCGGGCGTTCCCGCTGGCCGGGGGAAGTTGGACGGTGCCGCCGGATACTGCTGATCCGTTGGATACTGCTGATCCGGCGGCACCGCTGGCCTTCTGGTTCCGTGGACCGGTCGGCCGAAGGCCAGCCTACGGGATTAGTTCGACCGGCACAAGTATGTCAGAACGGCGGCTCCAGGCGGGCTTCCACCTGGTTCCAGTACGCCTTGACCCGGTCCCGCGGCATGCCCGCCTTCACGGCTGCCTGGCACAGCGCGGCCAGCTCCTGCATACTCTCCACGGCCGCGAACCGATCGGCCCAGGGAAGCGGCGCCGGGCGCACCGGGGCGCGTTGGCTGTCCTCTTCGTCCAGTTCGTTCTGACGGTCGGAGAAGAGGACCAGAAGTCGGCCCTTCGGCATGCCCGCGGCCTGGGCCTGCCTCGCCAGATCCTTCAGCGCGTCCAGGTTCGTCACGGCCGCGAACCGGTCGGCCCAGGAGACGACCGTGGTAGGCGGAGCCGCCGGGGTCTTGGCCAGTTCGGCGGGCGGTGCGTCGTCGGGGATGCGGTCCATGGCGTGCCACATGAACGCCTCCAGGACGTCGATCGGCATGCCCGCCTCCGCGGCCTGGACGGACAGGGCCTTCAGCTCTGCCCGGGTCTCCACTGCGGCGAAGCGCTCCCGCCAGGTGGTGACCACAGCGCCCGGCGTCATGGGCTGCGCCGGGGCGGCCGACGCCTTCGCGGTGGCAGCCAGGTTCTCCGCGCCCTTCGCCGCGTCGGCGGAGGACACACCGTTCACCGTGCCGGTGATCGATTTGTGACCGGCCAGGTTGGCAGCCGTCGGCATGGACGTGTCCCGCGCCGGAGCGCCCTCCACGGCGGCCAGGGGGAGCGCGGTGAAGACCTTCTTCACCCGCTGCCGGGTCTGGACCTCCAGGCACGCCTGGGCGTTCCTCCAGCCTTCCTCCAGGTCCACCAGGTAGACCGTCGGCGTGCCCTCCCCGTAAGGGATGTGGACGACGATCCCGACGTCCTCCCGGACCTTCGGGACGACCCAGTCCGTGCCGTCCATGGCCGACTCCCCGGGCTTGCGCCACGTCCAGTCGTAGCCCTTGCCGTCTTCTCGGACCACCGGCGTGGCGATGCCGTGCCGGTTCTGGCCCTTCGCGTACAGGGAGATCTGGGTGGCAATCTCCTCCTGGCCGTACTGGAGATCGGCGCCGGTCTTGACGTCGCCCACCACGAACTCCCCGGGCTCCAGGGTCACCAGGCGGCCGGGGGTCTTGCCCTTGCCGGGAAGGGTCGCGGTGATGCGCCGGGTGATCTCATAGTCCCGGTCGAAGGTGCCGATCACACCCATCTCCACGACGACCGTGGAGCGCTCCACCAGGTGGACATGAGTCTTCAGGCCGAAGCGTTCCACAGCGGACAGGTAGGCCACCGCGTCCTTTCGGAACTCCTCCACGATCTCCCCGGGCTGTTGCTCCCCGCGGTCCAGCTTCTCCGTGTGAGTGTGGAGGATCGTCCCCTTCGCGGCGCGAATCTTGTGACCAGCCGCGTCCTTCGCCTGGTCCACCAGGTCGTTCAGCCGGTCGCGCTCCAGCTTGGCCAGTTCATGCGGCGGAACGGTCGCGTTCTCCAGAAGGGTCCGGACCTTGCGGCCCAGCTCCGGCCGGTGGACCAGGCCCAGGATGGCCATGCGCTGGGACCACTGGGACAGCGCGAAGGAGTCGGACGCCAGCTTGACGAAGGTCGTCACGCGGGTGAATTTCTGCTTCTTCGGCACGGTGCCGGGTTTCGCTTCCGGGTCGGGCGCTTCGTAGCGTCCGTTCCGGATCACCAGCTTCGCCTTCAGCCGGACCATGGGGTCGGTGCGGTCCACCCGGGGGACGTCCTCCGCGGAGTCCTCCTCCAGGGTGTGCCCGCAGCACTCCTGCCCGATCCAGTCGCCGGAGCCGTCGGGGTCCCGCGCGATCAGGTCGCCCTCCAGGAAGCGCTCCCCGCAGGAGCCGCACGCACCGTCGTAGCGGGCTTCGAACCAGTGCGGTCCGTCGTCCTCCGACTCTTCCTGCTCCGTGGCCAGGAAGTCGTTCGCGTCCTGCGCCGGGCCCGCGGGACCGGCTCCCAGGAAGGCGTTCGCCGCGTCGTCGGCCGACGGCGCCGGAGCGGCGGACGCGGGCGGCTGCGGAACGGGTGTACCGCCCAGGAACTCCTCCGCGCTCTGCTTCGGCGCCGGGCGGGCGGTCTTCGGAACGGGCGCGCTGCCGGTCGACAGCGGAGCGCGGTGCGGATTCGGGCCGCCGGTGCGCGTCACCGTCCGCGGGACGTACCGCGGGCACGCCGCGTTGTGGGCCATGTCCGGGCTCTTCTTCCCGGGGCACGTGCAGTCGCCTTCGGGGTCGTCGGCGCGTACACCCGCGGACGTCGCCTGGTCCAGGACGTCCTGGGCCCAGTGGATGTCCGCTTCGGAGGCACCGTCCGGGGAGCGCACGATGGCGGACGCCTCCCGGTACTCACTGGCGGTCGGCTTGTACTCCGTCGGCTGCGCCTCCGGAGGGATCGGAGCGTCCATCGTCGGGGCGTCGGCCATGGCCGCCTGGGGGTCGCTGTCGTCCGTCCAGGAGCCGTCCCCGGCGGTCGCCACGTCGGAGCGCTCCGGCGCCTGGCGCTGGTCGCCCAGGTTGTCGGGCTCCGCCATCCCGCAGCCGTCCACGGTGCAGAACGACCCGGAGTGGCCGTTGTCGTCGTCGGCGTACTCGAAGCTGTGCGTGTGGTGCTCGGTGTCCTGGATGGGGAAGTTCGAGCCCCCGCCGCACGCCGGGTTGTCGGCCGTGGCCCTCTTCCCGTTCTCTGCGTGGCTGCGCACCCGGCCGTTCTTCGTCAGGGACAGGTCGTCCCTGGAGCACTCCTGGCAGGAGTACCGCTGGTCGTCGGCCATCACTTCCTTCTTCCTATTTAGTCGTGTCGATGGAACTAAACTACAGGTACCGGACCACGGTGGCCACTCTGCCACCGCGGTCCGACAGTGCTCAGTCGGGGACGCGGTCGAAGGACAGGCGCCCGTACGACTCCGACAGGTGCACACGGTAGCTCCCGGGTTCCGGCAGCCGGGTGGAGCGGTGGAGGGCCAGGTTGTGGACCGCACAGTCCTCCAGCGCTCCGTCCAGGCGCTCCTTCAGCGGGTGCCGGATCGTGAAGGAGTAGTCCCGGTGCACGGTCATCACGTGCTCCGTCTCCCCGTCGTCCAGAAGACGGTCAACGGCCGTCGGGTCCGGACACTCCAGGTGCCCGCAGGTGATGTGTCCGCCCGCACCGGTCATCAGCGACGTCCGGCCGCACGCCGGGCAGTGCCCCTGAAGGTGGTTCGTCTCCGGGCTCACCAGCCGGACCAGCTCCTCCCGGACGACGGCACGGACCCGGGCTTCCTGCGTCCCGTTCCAGTCCACGTTCATGATTCCTCTTTCCTGATCATCGCTCCGTGACCGTTCTTCTCGTACACGCGGCCCACGTTCTTGGCCAGCTTCTTCAGGACTTCGTCCTCCAGGTCGATCCCGTTCATCTGGGCCACGGAGACCAGGTACAGGAGAACGTCGGCCAGCTCCTCCCCGAAGTCCGGCAGACCCTTCCGCCAGGCGGTGAACGCCTCTCCGACCTCAGCGGTCAGGAGACCGAACTCCAGAGCGGTGTCCGTGGTGTTGAATCCCTTGGCCCGTTTGTTGATCCAGGCCATCCGCTGAGCATCACTGATCTTCACCGCTTGCGCTCCTTGACCACGTGGTCGAAGACGCGCGTGGCGGCCTTGACCGCCATGGCGTCGGACAGGTCCCCCTGGCGCAGGTCGTGGATGTCGGTCGGAACCCCCATCGACTTCGCCCGGGAGATCATCCGCGGCTCCGCGCGCTTGCGGCGCCACGACGCCTGGCGCTCGATCCCGAAGGAGCTGTAGTTGTCGGCTTCCGTCTCCGCCCAGGCTTGCGCCAGGCCCAGGGTCAGTCCTTCGTGGAGCACGACCCAGCGGGCGGTCCCGTGGGACCTCTCCGGCGCTCCGCCGACGTTCCACAGACCGTCGGCACGCGGCCACAGAAAGACGAAGCCTCCGCTGACGGAGAGGAACTGGACCCCGCCGGGTGTACGGAGCCACACGTGGCTGGACGCGGTGAACAGGTCCAGTTCCTTGTGTTTCAGGAGGAAGGCCGTGTTCCCGGAGTGGGACTCCACCCGGTTGGCGGTCTCCTCCTGCCGGATGTACGCCTCCGCCAGGGACTCCCCGTCCCGGACCGCGGTCGTGACCGAGTCGTCCAGGTCCACCAGAGTGGAGATCTTCCCGCCGGTGCCCGCGATGTCCAGGACCAGGGCGTCCGTCTTGCCCGACCACGGGCGCAGCACGCGGCCCACCATCTGGATGAACAGCGGCGCGGACTGGGTCGGCCGTGCGATGACCGCGCAGTCGGCCATGGGGAAGTCCGCGCCTTCGGTGAGGACCATGCAGTTTACCAGGACGGAGATGCGTCCGGTCCGGAAGTCGTCGTAGACCGACAGGCGGCCGGGGATCGTGCGGCCCAGGGAGTCGGTGGTGTCCTCCCGCTTCACGCCCGCGGAGACCGCAGCGGCGGTGTAGCCGCGCTGTTCCAGTTCCTTGACCGTCTCCTCCGCGACAGCCACCGTCGGCGTGAAAACGATGGTCCGGCGCCCCGGCGCGTAGCGGTGGACCACCTCCGCGATCTGAGCGGGGCCGCCCGCCTGAAGCAGGGCCTCTCCAAGGGCGCCCGCCTGGTAGTCCCCGGCGGTGCGCTTGACCCCGCCCAGATCCAGGCCGTCCAGCTTGACCTCCTGGCCCTTCGGGTCCACCAGGTAGCCGCGGGAGATCATCCACAGAACCGACCGGTTGTACACCATGTCATCCCAGACACCGCCCAGGCCGACCCCGTCCCCGCGGGCCAGGGTCGCGGTGAAGCCGACGGCTTTCGTCCCGGTCCAGACGTCCTCCTTGTTGACCAGGCCGGAGTAGCACCCCAGCGCGGCCATGACGTTCCGGTAGCTCACGGCTGCCGCGTGGTGGCATTCGTCCACGATCACCAGGCCGACCGGTCCGGCCACCTCCTGGGCATCCAGGAGGCGCTGAGTCCGGTTGGCGCGGGCCAGGGTCTGCACGGAGCAGACCATGACGTCGGCGTACACCTGGTCGTCGGCCGCCTTCACCTTGCCGATGTCCAGGTCCGGAGCGGTCGCGCGGAGCTTGGCAATCGCCTGGTCGGCCAGTTCGTCCCGGTGGACCAGGACGACGACCCGGCGCGGCTGGCCGGTGTAGCCGTGCACGTCGTGGAACTGCCGGGCCATGGCCGCGAAGATCACGGTCTTCCCGGCGCCGGTGGGCAGAACGACCGCCGGACGCTGCATGCCGGTGTTCCAGGCGTTCCAGACCGCATCCACGGTCTCCGTCTGGTAGTCCCGGAGCGTCAGCTCCGTTGCCGCGGCCCTCATCGTGTCCCCTCCAGATACTCCGTCAGCGCGTCGCACTGGGCGGGAGTCATGTTCTCCTGACCGAAGATCGAGATGGCCGTGATGATGACGTCGTCATCGTCCACCCCGTCGAAGACTCCCGTCAGGTGGTGGTCCATCCCCTCTTCGAAGATGAGGGCCGCCACCCGGACGACGAAGGCGGCCTCCGCGCGGTTCACCGGTCCCATCCCTTCTCCTTGCGCAGTGCACGACAGTGGGCAAGACCCTTGGCCGACAGGCATCCGGACGGCCCGGTCCATCCGCGACCGCGGGCGTAGGCCAGACCGACGGGGGTCCCGACACCCAGCGCACCGCCGATGCGGTGTTCGGCGTTCAGGACCATATCGTCCGCGTCTTCCCGGGCCATCAGTTCGTCGTCGTCCATCTCTTCCTTCTTCCTTGATCGGTAACCCGACGGCAGCGGACGGGGGTTTCCCGTCCGCCACCGGACCGGCGGCCGGTCAGTTGTCCGTGGCGGCCCCGCGGTTGCCCTGTTCCCGCGCGTTGAGGCCGGGTTCCAGGATGCCCTCACCGTGATTGACCCGGTCCGCCAGCAAGTCCGCCCCGCGGTTCCCCAGAGCGCCGCGCAGGAGGTTCCCCGGAGCGAACGGGCGGGGAGGCAGTGCTTCGGGGTGGCGCCGGATCTCCATCTCCGCCAGGAGCAGGGCGACAGCGGCCACCTGGACCAGTTCGGTGACAGCCTCCAGCGGGCCGTCCGCCGACAGTGCCTCGAAGACCTCCTCCAGGAGGACGTGGTCCCCGGTGCGCGTCCCGTCCTGGATCGCACGGTCGTTGATCCGCTTCTGGGCGTCGGCGCTGCCGTGGTACAGCTCCCGGGAGCTGTTGCCGGGGACCAGCGGGTAGTCCTGCGGGCCGAACTTGGCGTCCTGGCGCGACCGCTCCCGGCCGACCTCCGCCAGGAGCTTCATCAGGATGTGCTCTGCCATGGTCAGTTCCTCCAGCTTTTCGATTCGGTGGTGTTGTGGCGGATGTCGTGACCGGACCCGGGCGTGTGGTGTGCCGGGGACCGGGTGCCGAACAGGCTTCCGCACGCGGAGCACACCTGCTCTTCGTCCTTCCAGGCCCGGTTCCGGACCCAGCCGCACTTCAGGCAGCGCCAGCGCGTGCAGCGACCGCAGGGCTTCGTTCCCGGCCGGGCGCGGTAGCGGCGCCGGGAGTCCGGCGCGGGGGACGGCGGACGCGGGCGCCGGGCCTTCGGTCCGACGGGGACCGACCGGTCCCGGGCGGGATCGTCCTCCAGCTCCGTGGCGCACGCGTCGCACATCGGCTCCGCGTAGCCCGTCTGATCGGGGTCCATGGTCCAGGCGGCACAGCGGGCGCAGCGCGGCCCGCGCGCAGCGACAGCGGCCAGGACAGCAGGGAAGCTCATTTCAGGTTCACCGACCCGTCCGTGTCGGACACGGGGACACCGCGGGCCACCCAGGTCAGGAGGCGGTGGTCCCAGACGACCGCCACCGGCGTACCCGGGATCTCCAGCCGCCGGTCACGGACCAGCCGGGACCCGGCGATGGTCAGGTAGGAGCTGTTCGAGCGCTCCAGGTTGTTCAGCGCGTCGGCCAGCCGCTCCGCGGCGAAGTCGGGATGGCTGACCGGCCGGTGCCGCTTGCCGGTCGGGACCCGGCGGTGGACGGAGTCGTTCATCTCTCCTTCCGTGGACGTGCACCGCGGGCACCGGTGGATGCCGACGTACCGGCGGTTCACCCAGTAGCGCAGGTGCCCACAGGTCCGGCAGATCCAGGTTCCGCAGTCCCCGCAGACGTAGGGAACGAACGCCTTCGGTGCGCACGGGAGGCGGTACCAGCCGCCGTCCCGCTTCTCCACCAGACCGACGGCGGCCATCTTCGCCAGCTCTACGACAGCGGCGCCGGTGATCCGGCCGTCGTCGCGGGCCAGGTCCAGGATGGCCGCCCAGTTCCGCTCCACGCGGTCGGGACGGCCGGTCACAACCTGCTCCGGTCGTACTCCGGCAGCGGCGCCCAGTGGACGCTCCGCGACGCACGGACGTGGTTGATCCAGGCGTCGTGGATGCGGTGGACGAACTCCCACTCCACCGCGACCGCGCCGTAGTCCTCCATGTACGGGGCCAGGGCGGAGATGCAGTCCTCCCGGTTGTGCGGAGAGGTCACCACGCATTCGTCCCCGGGACGCCCGTAGTCGGCGAGTACCGACCAGCCGAAGAACGGGGCCTCACCGATCCACACGGTGTAGGTCTTTCCCATCCACGGATACGTGATCCGGGTGGCGCGGGCCCGCGGCATGGCCGCCAGTTCCGCGGCCGTCACCGGGATCATGATCTGGTTCTTCATGGCCCTCCTTCCTTCTTCCTGGCCACCACCCTAGGGTCAGTGTCAAAGAGTGTCAATCGCTGTAAAAGACTGCTACGCTCCCGGTCATGGACACTGACCTGATCACCCGGCGCGGAGCGGCCGACCGTGCGGGCGTGGACGTCCGCACGGTGGACTACTGGCGCCGGACGGGCAAACTGACGGAACACCGCGACGGCCGCGGGCGCGTCTGGGTGGAGGTGGAGGAGCTGGACCGGCTGCTGAAGCCGGTCCCCGTTTCTGCCACCCGCTGAACGACCAGGAAGCGAGGAAGAGAGAATGACGATCAAGGCCATTGAAACGGCCTACGGCGGATGCCGGTTCAGGTCCCGTCTGGAAGCCAGGTGGGCGGTCTTCTTCGACGCCCAGCACTGGACGTGGACCTACGAACCGCAGGGCTTCACGCTGCCGTCGGGGAACTACCTGCCGGACTTCCAGGTGGCGCCGTACGGTGGGGACCCGGTCTGGTTCGAGGTGAAGGCGCCGGGTGTGCCGGACGACGCGCGGTGGCCGGAGCTGGCCGCCGCTACCGGCGTCCTGATCATCGTGGCGAAGGGCATGCACCGGACCGGAGACGACTGTATGACGGCGCACAGCGCCGACGTGTACGCGCCCGGGGGTGCGGGCCACGGGCTGAAGCTGTGGATGAACGCCCCGCGGTCGGCCTGGGACGCTGCCTCCGGCGCACGGTTCGAGCACGGGGAGTCCGGAGCAGCCGGACGCCGCTCCGGGCGCGGACGGAGGCGTCGGTGACCGCGGAGGCGGTGGAGTCCACCGCTGCCGGGCGGCCGACCGACCAGGAGGCGTCCCCGCTGAGCCTGGCCCACCAGGCGGAGCTGGAGGCGTCCTGCGTCGGTGAGGAGCACATCGCGGCGCGCGGCTACCGCACGCTGTACGGGTCGGACGAAGACCGCACGGAGCTTCGGGACCTGCGCATCCCCCGTTGGATGTGGCGGGAGCCCACCGCATTCCCGGGTCTGCTCATCCCGGAGTACCGGGCCACCGGGGAGCTGATCGGCTACCAGTGGAAGCCGGGTCAGCCGCAGCGCAACCCGGAGGGCAAGCCGGTCAAGTACGCCAGTGCGACCGGGGCGCCCAACCACATGGACATCCCGCCCCTGGTGGCGGACAAGGTCCGTGACCCGAAACACTCGCTGTGGATCACCGAAGGCGTGAAGAAGGCCGACTCCCTGGCGACGCTCGGGAAGGCCGTCGTCACGCTGACCGGCGTCTTCAACTGGCGGTCCAAGCTGGGCACGCTGGGCGACTGGGAGGACATCCCGCTGAAGGGCCGGACCATCGTGGTCTGCTTCGACGCGGACGCCCGGGAGAAGCGCACGGTTCTCCTGGCCATGGTCCGGCTGGGCCGCTGGCTGACGTCCAAGGGTGCGGCCGACGTCCGGTACCTGATCGTCCCGGCAGAGGTGGAGCAGGAGGAGGGCGCGCCCGTCGCGGTGAAGGGCGTGGACGACTACTTCCGAGCTGGGGGGACGCTCGAAGAGCTGGGCGCGTTCGCCACCCGGGAGGAGCCGGGCGGGGGCGGCGCCCAGGACGCCAGCTTCAGTGACGCCGTGATGGCCGACACCGTGTGCGGTGAGGCGCTGGAGGGGGTCTTCCGCTGGTCCGCAGGACTGGGGTGGATGACCTGGACCGGGAAGGTCTGGCGGAAGGCCACGGACGCCACCGTGACCGAAGCGGTACGTCTGTGGGCGCTGGCCCAGTTCGAACGGGTGCTGGAGCGCCAGCGGGACGACCCGAACCGGGACCTGCGGGCCCAGATCGACGGCTGGCGGAGCGCCCTGGGAAAGGCCAAGCTGAACGCCCTGGTGGCGTTGTCCCGGGGCATCCTGGAAAGCGATCCGGGGGACTTCGACGCCGACCCGGACGCGATCAACTGCCCGAACGGCATCGTGGACCTGCGAACGGGCTTGATCGTCCCGCACGACCCGGACCGACTGATGACGAAGATCACCGGCGTGGACTACGTCAAGGACGCGGAGAGCACCGACTGGCTGAAAGCGCTGGAGGCGTTGCCGGAGGGCGTGCGGGACTGGTTCCAACTCCGCATCGGCCAGGCCGTCACCGGCCATCTGACGCCCGACGACCTGGCCGTCATCTGCCAGGGCGGAGGGGAGAACGGGAAGTCCACAGTCTTCAATGCGCTCCTGGTGGCCACCGGGCTGTATCACATCATGGTGGCGGACCGGGCCATGTTGGGGAACGCCAGCGACAACCACCCCACGGAGATGATGGACTTCCGCGGCGCGCGGCTGGCGATGCTGGAGGAGACGCCGGAGGAGCGGCACCTGGACACCAACCGGCTGAAGAAGCTGGTGGGCACCCGGGAGATCACCGCCCGCGGGATGCGCCAGGACGACGTGACGTTCGAGACGACGCACTCCCTGTTCGTGAACACGAACTTCGAACCGCAGGTCAACGAGACGGACCACGGGACCTGGCGCCGTCTGGCGCTCCTGAAATTCCCGTACACCTATCGCAAGCCCCATGAGCCCCTGATGGGCCCGAACGACCGGCGGGCGGACCCGACGCTCCGGCAGCGGGTGGAGACCCCCGCGGTGATGGAGGCGGCCCTGGCCTGGGCGGTGGAGGGCGCTCAGCGCTGGTACGCGGCCGACCGCATCATGCCGGGCCTGCCGGACCAGGTCGTTGCCGACACGATGGAGTGGCGCCAGAAGTCGGACCCGATCCTGAAGTTCGCGAACGAGAACCTGGAGTTCGACCGGGAGAGCCACATCACCGGCGCGGAGCTGACCGACGCGTTCATGTCCTTCCTGGAGTCGGAGCGGTCGAAGCCGTGGTCCGCGAAGACCTTCGTCAGCCGCTTCGGTGGTCACGATCTGTGTTCACGGAACGGGGTCGCATACAAGTTGATCAAGGCGCGGGCGGGCCGTTCGACGCGGAAGCCGAACCTGTCCGTATCGGCGTCCTACAAGGCGTGGCTGGGGGTGCGCTTCACCACCCCGGACGACACCGATCCGTCTCAGGATGTGGGATTTTCCCCGGAATCCCCGAACGAAGATCCTTTCGGGGATTTTAAGAACCCGCAGGTGGAAGGGGGTGTTCAAGATCAGGTAACCCCAGTAACCTCACCGCCGGTTAAGCGCCCTAGTACGCGAGAAACGCAGCTTAACCGGCGTAGAGGTTACTCAGGTTACCGAAACGATGTCGTTTCGATAAATGAAGATCATCAGGAAGAAGAAATGTCCGAAATGAGCGAATCCACGGAGCCCGTGTTCTTCGACCTGGAGGGCGCGAACGCCGACGAACTGTTCACCTACAGTGATGACGGAGGGTCACCGCCGGTCGGCTTCGTCCGGCTGGCCGGTGCCGCCGTCGGAGAGGGTGAGATCCGCACCGGTGTGCCGGTGGAGAAGCTGGTCCGGATGCTGGAGGAGCGGCCGTCGGCGGGCCACAACATCCTGGGCTTCGACGGCCTGGCGCTGGCCTTCCACCACGGCATGGACTGGGAGAAGTTCTGCGCCGGTGCGGTGGACACGGAGATCAACGCCCGGCTGGACGACCCCCCGCGGTCCAAGGAGACCGGTGGGAGTGAGGACCGGTACGACCTGGACCACATCGCCGCGAAGCTGGGGGTGGGTGGGAAGACCGACTCCGCCAAGCGGCTGAAGGACAAGTTCGGCGGGTACGACCGCATCCCCGTGGACGACCCGGAGTACCACGCGTACCTGAAGGGCGACGTGGCCGCCACCCGGTCGGTGGCCGGTCGGCTGCCGATGACGGAGTACGGCCAGCGGGAGCACCTTCTGGCGTCCCTGGCGGGACGGATGACGCTCAACGGCTGCCGGGTGGACGTCGCGCTCCTGCGGAAGCGCCTGAAGGACGGCCAGGCACGCAAGCGGGCGGCCATGGAGGAGCTGGCGGACGGCCAGGGTCTTCCGCTGGGGCGCACCGTCATGCGCGGCCGGGGTGCGGCGAAGGCGCCGGTGTTCGAGCCCTTCAGCTCCCCTTTCAACACCACGGAGGGGAAGGAGTGGCTGGCGGACCTATGGCAGCGCTTCGGGGTGGTCCGGCCGCCGGTGACCGACAGCGGGGCCCTGTCCACCGCCGCGGAGCGGCTGAAGGCTGTGGCGGACAACCCGCGGTGCCCGGCGGAGCTGAAGCACGTCCTGGAGCTGATGGAGGTCATCACCACCACCAGGACCGTCTACCAGACCGCTGCCACGTACATGACCGCCGAAGGCCGGGTGCACCCCATGGTCTCCATGCGCCAGGCGTCGGGCCGGTGGTCGCTGACGAAGCCGGGCCTGACCGTCTTCGGGAAGCGCGGCGGGCGCCACGTGGAGCGGGAGATCATCATTCCGGAGCGGGGCCATGTGGTCATCACCTGCGACCTGGCACAGGTGGACATGCGCGGGGTGGCGGGCCACTGCCAGGACCCGGCGTACATGGAGCTGTTTCAGCCCGGCAAGGACATCCACCAGGAGATCGCGGACATGCTGGGCATCGCCCGGCAGGACGCGAAAGCGTTCGGCCACGGGTACAACTACGGGCTCTCACTGAACGGCGCGGTCCGCCGCGGTGCGGACCTGGAGCTGGCAAAGGTCTTCTACCAGGGCATGGTCACCCAGTTCCCGGTCAAGGAGGAGTGGACGAAGAAGATCCAGTCCATGGGGGCCCACGGGGACCTCCTGGACAACGGCTTCGGGCGCAAGATGCGCTGCGACCCGGAGAGCGCCTTCACCGTCGCGCCCGCGCTGATGGGCCAGGGCAGTGCCCGGGACATCACCATGGAGGTCCTGATCCGGCTCATGACGGCGCACCCGGAGTACCGGCCGTTCCTGCGGATCTACGTCCACGACGAATTCGTCTTCTCCGTTCCGGAGGCCATGGCGGAGGAGGTCGGAGCGGAGATCGAGAAGGCGTTCACCTGGGAGTGGCGCGGCGTGCCGATTCTTTGTGATCGCACTGCACCCGCGGAGAGCTGGGGTGCGGCCAGTGCGAAGTGACCGGTTCCGCTACCCGGCGGGGATCACGGACAAAGCGGCTTACGACGCCCAGACGTACCTGGAGGCGGGAACGGAGGAGGCGATGGCCGCCGCACGGCGGATCGACCGCCGGGAGAGGAAGAAGGAGATCATGAAGAAGCTGAAGGATCTGGCCGGACTGGGGGTCGGCCACCAGTTCATCCTGGGGTGGAAGGAGCGCCAGGCCGCCGCTGCGGAGGCGGACCTGTTCCTGATCCGGTGCGCTGCGCTGGGCTTCACCCGGCATGAGACGGCCGCCGCGGTGCTGAAGGCCCATGAGCTGTATCCGGCCTTCACCGTGGAGCAGATCAAGGCGTACGTCTGGGAGCGGATGACCGACGGAACGCTGACTCCGGTGAAATGATCAAAGGACTGATCAGGGATGATTCATGATCATTGTTACGTAGGAAGGCGGGATCATGGAACTGGACATGACCGTCATGTACGCCCGGCGGTGCCCGGCGGTGCAGACCAACGGCCGGGCGTGCATGCAGCCCGCCGGGAGCAGGACCAAGCACAAGGGGTGGGGCTTCTGCCGGTTCCACCAGGGCGGTGTCCGACCTGTAGAGGAGACCTGGGCCATGGCGGCTGAACTGGCGGAACAACTGGACATGAACCCGCTGGAGGCGCTGCTCCACAGCGTGCGGGTGGCGGGCGCCCATGCGGCCTGGGCGGACGTCCAGCTTCAGGCCGCGATCAAGCGCCAGGAGGACGACGGCGGGAATCCGGGCGACGCTCCGAACGACGCGGTGAAGCGGTGGATGATCGAGTCCCGCAATGAACGGCGGCTGTTCGTCCAGGCGTCCAAGCTGTCGGTGGACGCCGGTGTGGCCGCCGCGCTGGTCCAGCGGGTGGAGCTGGAGTCCACGGCCGTGGCGGAGGCGGTGATGGCCGCCGTGGACACGCTGGACCTGGAGCCGTCGGAGAGGAACCGCGCGCTGGGCAAGGCGCAGGAGCGTCTTCTGGAGATAGCGGGTGCAGCGATGGAACTTCCCGACGTCCAGGGCTTGTCCGACCGCTGACCTGTCAAGAGGTGGCGCTGGGTTTCGTCTTCCGGCGCCACCTGCATGTTCGGGCGCAGCGGTGCGCCGGTGCCCTGCCGCTGCCGGAATCCGCCCGTAGGCTCACCGGACCCACGGGGGACGTCTACCGGAAGGATCTTCCATGGACCGGCGAACCACGGCAGCCGCGGTGATCGCAGCGGTGATCGGCGGTGCGGCCTTCGCCCAGTCGGCCAGCGCTGCGCCCGTCTCCGTCTGGGACCGCGTGGCGGCCTGCGAGTCCGGCGGGAACTGGCACATCAACACCGGGAACGGTTACTACGGCGGCCTTCAGTTCAGCGCAGGGACTTGGCGGGCGCACGGTGGATCGGCCTACGCGTCCCGCGCGGACCTGGCATCCAAGGGTGCACAGATCGCGGTGGCGGAGCGCGTGCTGAACACCCAGGGGCCGGGAGCGTGGCCCGTGTGCGGCCCGCGCGCCGGGCTGAGCCGGGGCCAGGGAGCCCCGCAGACCTCCGCCGGGACGACGGCGCCCGCGCACCGTTCCCAGGCCCGTACACGGCCGCACAGCGCTTCTGCTCCAGTGCGCTCCACCGGCCGGACGTACACCGTCGTGGCCGGGGACACGCTCTCCGCCATCGCGGTGGTGCACGGTACGGACTGGCGGTCGCTCTGGACGCGGAACCGGGCGACCGTCGCCGACGCGGACCTGATCTACCCCGGCCAGGTGCTGGAGCTGTAGCCTGGCGCTGGCCGGTTGGTGCACCGGCGTACAGCCGCGGACGTGCTGGGTCCGCGATGCCGGGTGGCTGTTGGCGCGGACACCCGAAGAACGAACAGCCCCCTGGCATCCGACCACCAGGGGGCTGTTCGCTGCGCGGGGACCTGTTAGCAGGGCTGGCCGCACTTCGTGCACTTGCCGATCCACTCACCGGACGTTCCGCCGGTGTGGTCCCCGCCGTTCGGGCAGTTGCCGAAGACGGTCGAAATCAGGCGCAGGAGTCGGTTCACGATCTTCCTTCTTCCTCTCGGGTTCCACCGCGGCCGGGTGGATTCCCGGCCGCGGAAGTCTCTGGATCAGACGGTCTTCCAGGTGTAGGAGATCACCTGGGGCGCCAAGGCGTGGCGCTGGTCGTTGCCGAAGTACAGCGATCCGGCCGGGTCGGAGCGGAAACCGATCACCCAGGAGTCGAAGGGCTCCGGAGCGTAGTAGCCGTCCGTCATGGACAGTTCGTAGCTGATGTGGCCGCGGTAGGCGGTGCGCTCGAACGTGTCCGCGTCGGTGCACTCGGTGCGCTCCTCCATCAGCGCCACGAACCAGGCGGCGAACCGGCTGGTGGTGACCGCGTCCCAGTTCGGGGTGGCCGCTTCCACCGGCGCCGTCTCGGTGGCCTCCTCCGTCTCCACCGGCGCCGCGTTCCGGGCGTCGAAGGCGGCCAGGACCGCGTCCATCTCCGCCTTGCCAGCGGCCTGGAGCGCCTTCAGGTTGGCGGCGCTGGGGTCGGCGGTGAAAGCGGCTTCTGCGTCCCGGCGGGCGATGGAGAGAGTGTTCATGATCTTCCTTCTTCCTGGTCGTCTTGCTGTGTCTCTATACTCCCGCAAGTCAGAACTCTTGTCAAGTTATGCGTAAGTCTCTGACCTGCGAAAATGAAGATTCTTTGGCGCCGGACGACGCACACAGGGCGCGCGGGTAGCCTTACTCCAGCCGATGAAAGGAATGGAACCGTGACTTACGGATTCAGCATGGAGGACGGCGTGTACCGTCGTGATCTCCCGCGTACGGACCGACGTCTGGGCCGACACGTCCGCCACGACCACCGGTCCGCGCGGTACGCCGTCGGCGTGCTGCCGAAGCGCGCCATCCAGAAGGTGAGCTGGACCCGGCGCATCGGAATCCTGGACCAGCTTCAACTGGGCAAGTGCACCGCGGAGGCGTTCACCGGCGCGGCCGGGACGGACAGCGCGGCGGGCCAGGGCCAGACCTCCGTGACGCTGGCCGCCTCCGCGGCCGGGCGCGGCTTCCTGAACGCCGGGCAGACCTACGCCCTGGACGACACGTTCTCCACGGCCTTCTACAGCGTGGAGACGGCGGACGACAGCTACCCGGGCTCCTACCCGCCCGACGACACCGGCTCCGACGCGCTGGGTGCCATGGCCGCGGGCAAGGCGCTGGGGCTGGTCGGCCAGTACCAGCACGCCATGAGCTACGCCGCGGCGGTCTCCGCCATCCAGTCCGGCGCGCTGCTGTGGGGGACCACGTTCTACAACTCCATGTTTGACCTGGACTCCAAGGGCTACTTCGTGGTCAACCCGAAGTCGGGTGTGGCGGGCGGCCATGAGATGGTCCTCACCAGCTACGACCCGGAGACCGACGAATGGGGCGGGGACAACTCCTGGAACGAGAGCTGGGGCCCGCTGGACGGATCGTTCAAGATCACGGGGAAGAATCTGACCGCGCTCCTGAAGGACGACGGGGACGTGACGCTCCCGGTGTGGACCTTCGCGCCGATCACACCCGTCCCGCCCACTCCGCCGGTGCCGCCGACGCCCGCGACCGTGGACGACTCCGCACTGTGGGCCGCTGCGCAGTCCTGGGCGGCCGGTAAGGGGTTCACCGCGTGATGAACCCCTTCGCCGCACTGTTCCCGACGGAGAAGCGGCGCCCGGCCGACGCCCGCAGCGTGACCATGTCGGAGGGCGGTTTCCAGATCTGCGGGTACTCCGCGGACGACGTCCTGAAGCTCCTGGCCGGGATGAAGGGCGACGACGCCATGACGGCCAAGTTCGGGGAGCAGGACAAGACGCCGTCCGGTGGATACGCGTAGGGAGCAGGACATGACGGTGACGGACGCCCAGCGCATCGCGGCCGGTGCGGCTGCGCACATCGCGCGCGGCATGGCTTCCACGCGCTGGCGTCCGCTGCCCCACCAGGTCCCGCCACCGGACGACTGGTACGGCTGGCTTCTGATGGCCGGGCGCGGTGCGGGCAAGACCGACGCGTGTGCGGAATACATGGTCCAGCACGTGAACGGACCGCCGTGCCTTCCCGGACCCAGCCCGCACTGGATGGGCATCATTGCTCCGACCCTGGGCGACGCGGCCACGTCGTGTTTCGCCGGGCCGTCGGGCATCCGGACGCACGACCCGTCGGCCACCATGGTCACCACGAAGGGCGGCACGGTGATCCGGTGGCCGAACGGGTCGGAGGCGAAGCTGTTCGGTGCGCACACGGAGGAGGAGACCGACCGTCTCCGCTCCGGCGGTAACCGCTGCCTGATGTGGCTGGAGGAGTTGGCCGCCTGGCGGTACCTGGACGAAGCCTGGGCACAGATGCGTTTCGGTCTGCGCGTCGGGCCCCACCCGCACTGGATCGGGTCCACCACGCCGAAGACGCGTCCGCTCATCCGGCGCCTGCACGAAGGCAAGGTCCCGAACACGGTCCTGACCCGCGGTTCCATGTACGACAATCCCCACCTCCGGCCGGAAGTGCGTGCCGCGCTGGAGGAGGAGTACGCGGGTACGCCGATGGGTCGTCAGGAGCTGATGGGACTCCTGATCGAAGAGGACGAAAACGCACTGTGGAACCGGAAGGTGATCGACGCCAGCCGCGTGCACCCGAACGACCTTCCGGACCTGGGCCGGATCTCCGTCGGCGTGGACCCGTCGGGCGGTGCCGGTGAGCAGGGAATCATCGTGGTGGGGAAGTCCAGGCTGCGCCTGGCGCCCATCACCATGCCTCCGGACATCCTTCCGGAGGGGGGCCCGCCGCAGCCGATGACCCCGCGGCACCTGGGCTACGTGCTGGACGACCGGACCGTCCGCCTGAAGCCGGAGGGCTGGGGCCGCGCGGTGGTGCGCGCCGCGGTGGAGTGGGAAGCGGATGAGATCTTCGTGGAGGTCAACTACGGCGGGGACATGTGCATCTCCACCGTGGGTTCCGTCCTGGAGGCGGAAGGGCTGAACATCCCGATCCGGGCGGTACGCGCTACGCGCGGCAAGGCCATCCGGGCGCAGCCGGTCAGCGCGTTGTCCTTCCAGGGGGCGTGGTCGCACGTCGGGGAGTTCGAAGCTCTGGAGGACCAGATGACGACCTGGACGCCGGAGACCGACTGGAGCCCGGACCGGCTGGACGGTTCGGTCTGGAACGCGCACGGGCTGAAGCTGGTGGGCCCCGGCGTCCGTGGGAAGGGCTCTTTCGGTGGTTCAATGGGACAAAAGCAAATCATGACAACAAGTCGAAGGTCATTCCCATGATCACCCTGCCCCTGACGCTGGTCTTCCTCGCGATCCTGGCCGCCTTGTCCGCGTCCCGCGGGCGCTTCCACGTCGGCACCACGGCACTGGCCGTTGTGACCGGCGTCATGCTGGCCAATACGGTCATCGGCGCGGACATCGTGGCCGTGGTGTCCAGCGCGGTGCACGTCTTCAGCGCGTGAGGCGGTACCTTCTTTCCGTGTACCAGCCGAACGAAAGAAGGTACCCCTGATGGCCACTCCCGACCCGGCGCCCGCCAACCCGGCAGCGCCCGCGGAACCGGCTCTCCTGTTCGCCCTGCTCTCCGCCGTGCTGGGCCTCCTGGCCGCGCTGCACGTCGGCCACCTGACCACCGATCAGACCGGCGCCATCATGATCATTGTGAACGCGGTGTTCGGTGCGGTCGTGGCGGCGCTCACCCGGCCGGTGTCCCCGGCCGCCTTCACCGGTGCGTTCTCCGCCATCGTGGCGGCTGTCGCCTCCTTCGGTCTCCATCTCTCCCCGCAGGTGACCGGCGCATCCTCCGGCCTGATCATGGCGTTCGTCCTCCTGGTGGCCCGCGGCCACGTCGCGCCGGTCGTGAACCCGACGCTGCGCCGATGAAGCGGCGCGTCCTGCGCTGGCTGCGCATCTCCCGGCCGACCACGGCGGAGCGGCAACGGCAGGTGATGGAGGACGGGGTCCGCGCCGGGATGGAGTACATCGTCCGGCGCTACGGAGAACATCTGCCGACCAGCCGGACCGTCCACTGGTACGACCGCTGAACCACCCGGCGCCGGTCACCACGACCGGCGCCGGTCGTCTGTCCGATCAAGGAAGTGAGGAACCATGCCCATCTGGCTTTATCTGATCATGATGGCGCTGTCCGGCTACCGGCTGACGGTCCTGGTCGTCCAGGACACCTTCCCGCCGGTGCTCTGGCTGCGGGACCGGGTCGTCGGCGGCTGGCGGCCGGTCACCGCGAAGGAGTGGGAGCAGATCCGCGCGGCGGCGCAGGACGGCGCAGCGAAGACGTTCACCACCCAGGCCGTGGACTTCGGCGGGAAGCGCGGGGAGCAGGAGGCCCGGTACGTGGAGCGTGCCTCCTGGGTGCCGTTCTGGCTGTCCGACCTGGTCTCCTGCCCGTGGTGCGCGTCCGGCTGGATCTCCCTGGCGCTGGCGGCTGCCGGTGCGGCGCAGGGGTTCTACGGCTGGCCGGTGTCCTGGCTGGTGTGGGGCGCGGTGTGGGCCGTGTCCGCGACCATGGCCGCCTGGGAGGTGAGCCGCTGATGGAGACTCTGGAGATCGTCGGCGGGACCGTGTTCGGCATCGCGCTGGGCGCCGGACTGGCGTACCTGCTCGGTCGTCATGCGGTCCGGAAGTGGATGGAGCAGGAGTGGTGAGCGGACGATCGAGAGAGCCGTACGTCTACGAAGGCCAGCCCGGCCTGGCTGCGATCGTGAACGCGATCATCGATCTGTGTTGCGACCACCAGAGGGAGACGGCGGGACCGCTGGACGGGACCACGATGTACACCGACGCGGACGACATCGCGCCGTCGGAGATCCTGGACCTGATCCGGAGCAGGGGGCAGCGGTGAGTGACCCGACCCCGTTCGACGCCGGGAACCGTCTCCTGGACGAAGTCCCCGCGGAGCTGACCACCACGATCATGAACGGGCCCGGCGGACAGCGGCTGGCCGTGACCGTGCGCACGCCGTCCACGACCGTTACCGTTCTCCTGGCGAAGGACTGGGCGGAGCGGTGGCGCGATCAGATCGCGTCCGCCATCGCGTCCATGTCCGGCCTGATCCTCCCCCTGAACGGAGATCCCCATGGCTGAGTGGCGACTGACCGACGAACTGGTCCCGCACGTGTCCACCGCCGACTATCACCACGATCGGGAGCGCGCGCCGCACCTGGAGCAGCCCTGGCACCGGCCGCGCCTGGAACAGGCGGCCGCCTTCGTGCGCAAGGCTGCGGAACTGGGCGCGGTCACCTGGTCGGACCTGGGGTGCGGGGACGGCGGCCTCCTGTATCTCGCCCAGGACGTCTTCACCCATGCATGGGGTTACGACTTCCAGCCGTCGAATGCTGCGGGCTGGGTGGAGCGCGGCGTTCAGGCACAGGCTCTGGACGTGTTCGGGAAGGGCCGGGCCGCGGCGGCGCTGGGCGACGTCGTGTCCATGACCGAAGTCCTGGAGCACGTCGCGGAGCCGCACCTGACACTGACCCGGCTGGCCATCGACCCCCGGCCGCGCTTCCTGGTGTGCTCCAGCCCGTGGAACGAGCATCCGGGAAACCACAGCGATTGCCACGCCTGGGCCTGGGACATGGTGGGCTACCGCGCCATGGTCGAAGACGCCGGGTGGTCGGTGATCGATCACGTCCCGGTCGGGTTGTTCCAGGTCATCCTGGCGGAATCCCGCTGAATCGGATCTTCCGTGCATGATGGTCCCGTGGGAAGACTCTGGTTGATCGTTGAAGCAACAGAAGCGCCAGCGACGGACCCTGTTTCGTCTGTGCTGGTCCAGTATGGTGCCATCGGGGTAATAGCCCTGGTGGCGCTTCTGGCTGTGCGTGTCCTGTTCAACCGGGTGGCAGAATACGCGGATCAGCAGAAGGAGCGGGCCGACCGTCTGGAGGAGGAACTGAGGCGGCTCAATGAGACGATCCGTACGGAAATCGCGCCAGCTCTCGCCAGGTCTGCCGAAGCCCTGGCCGACTACCGGCACGCACCCGCACGGCGCCCCAGGAGCTGATGTGTCTCCCGCACCCGCAGCCGGAACAGACCGGCTGATCCAGGAATCCGAGCGACTGCGCGCATGGTTGTCGGGTACGGCGGCCAGTCTGGCGCAGTACGCGGAAGACCTGATCACTGAAGGACGAATCCTCCGGGAGGAAGAAGACGATGACCAGCCCGGAGAGTGAGACCAAACTCCAGGAACTGATCACGGTCGGGACCCAGCTCCTGGAGCAGATCAGCCAGTTCGCCGACCAGTCGGGGACCCAGTTCGTGTCTCTGGCGCAGCGGGCCCGCGCCAACCGGCGGGCCATCATCGCTCTGGGGATCAGCCTGTTCCTGGACATCGTTCTGACCTTCGTGACCGTGTTCGCCTGGGTCCAGGTGTCCAACAACGAACACAAGATCAGCGACTTGACGGCTCGGCTGGACTACTCCCAGACCGTCCAGCGCCAGAAGGCGCTGTGCCCGCTGTACCAGCTCCTCCTGGACAGCAAGTCCACCGCATCCCGCAACGCCTCCCCGGACCCGAAGGCGTACGACCACGCTTTCGACGTGATCGGCCAGGGGTACGCCGCGCTGGACTGCTCCGCGTACATCACGGACCCGAACTCCAGCGGTGTGACCACTCCGACGACGAATTAATTTCATCGGCCAGCTTTATTAATTAGCCATTCCGGCGCTTTCAATTCGAAGGCCGTATTCGGGTACCCTGTCGCCCAGACCGATACTGGGAGGCGCCGCATGCCGTGGTACAACGCCCTGGGCTTCGGCCGCCGACCGGCGCCGCCGGACGTCCCGGCTTCCCTGACCGCGGCGGCTGCGCCCGTCAAGGGCCCGCAGTCCCAGTTCCTCCAGCACACCCAGAACTGGCAGAACGAAGCCTGGGACTTCTACGACGCCAACGGGGAGTACAACTACGGCGTCACCTGGCTGGCCAACATGATGTCCCAGGTCCGACTCCGCGCCGCCCGGTTGGACCCGGAACTGGACGAACCGGAGATCCTGAACGACGGCGCAGCCGCGGAGATCATCGCCAAGATGAACGGCGGTGTGGGCGGCCAGTCCCAGATGATGCGGTCGCTGTCCACCCAGCTCTCTGTTCCCGGTGACTGCTACCTGATCGGGGAGCAGACGGGCCCGGCGGAGAAGTGGACCGTTCGGTCCGTGGACGAAGTCCGGGCGCAGTCTGGCCGCTTCCAGGTCGTGACCGGGCGTACGCCCAGCGTGGAGTGGTCCGACCTCCCGCCGGACTCGATTCCGGTACGGATCTGGCGTCCGCATGAGCGTTGGCACCACATCGCCGACAGCCCGTCCCGCTCCGCCCTGTCCACCATGCGGGAACTGGAACTGGTCAACCGGCACATCACCGCCCAATACCTGTCCCGGCTGGCGTCGGCCGGTGTGCTGATCCTGCCGGAAGAGGTGACCTTCCCGGTGCGGGAGGAGTTCGAAGACGCTCCGGACCCGTTCGTGGCGGAGTGGGTGGAGGTGGCGCGGGAAGGCATCGCCAACCCGGGCACGGCGTCCGCCGTTGTTCCGATCCCGATCCGTGTCCCCGGTGAGTACGTGGACAAGATCAAACACCTGGACTTCACGCTCAAGATCGATGACAAGATCATCGAAAAGCGGGACAGCGCGATCAACCGCCTGGCCACCCAGATGGACATCCCGACCGAAGTCCTGACCGGCATGGGCAAGGTCAACCACTGGACCGCCTGGCAACTGGACGAAGGCAGCCTGAAGACGCACATTGCGCCGCTGGCGGAGGTCATCTGCTACTCCCTGACCACCGGGTACTTCCAGGCGCGGCTGGCCGCCTCCAACGTGCCAGACCCGGAACAGTACGTGGTTTGGTACGACATGTCCGAACTGGCCATCCGGCCGGACAACAGCACTAACGCTCAGGCCGCCTACGACCGTCTGGAGATCTCTGGGTCCGCGCTGCGTCGTGAGACCGGCTTCGGTGAGGACGACGCTCCGACCACCCAGGAGCTGGAGGCCATGACCCAGAAGGCCATCTTGCGCGAGGCTCCGGCGTCCCCGATGGCTGCGGTGGCGGCCGACGCCCTGGCCGGGAAGCATGTCTTCGCCGATGCCATGGGCGGGACCGCGGCATCCGGCACCGGCGGGGAGGTGGGCACCAAGCAACCCGCGGAGTCGTCCGACGACGGAGCACCGCCGGGGCCGCCGTCCACGTCTCCGCCGTCCCAGGCCGCACCGAAGGACACGCCTCCGTCCACATCCCCGCCCGGCGCGGAGCGTGCGTCGGCCGCGGTGATCCGCGCGTCCGCCCAGGCGTCCGCCGTCCACGTGCTGCGCTACTCCGTGGACGCCGTACCGCAGCTTCTGCATCCACCGGGTGTGTGCTCCACGCACGCGTATTCCTGCCCGTTCACACACAGTGCCTGGGGCCGCTGGCTTCCGTCTCTGACCACCGGGACCTACGAAGTCCGCCTGGACGCCTTCGGACAGCTCCGGGTGGGCCGTTTCGCGCCGGAAATGGACACGTTGGGCTGGATCACCACCACAACGGCGGTGGGTCGGAAGGGGACCAACTATGCCCGCGCATGATCATTTCACGGGCGCGCATAACGCGATCACCGCGGACGCGTCCAGCGACCACCTGAGTGGCTGCATGGTCGCGCTCATGCCGACCGAACAGGACGCCGCACGGATGGCCGTGGACGGCGGGGAGGCAGCGGCGGACCTCCATCTGACGCTGGCCTACCTGGGCCCCGACGCGAACGCCTGGGACGACGCCGCGCGGACGGAGCTGACCGGCTTCCTGCGCTCCGTCATCCAGTCCTCCGAATTCGGCTCCTGGAACAGCTTCACTGCGAAGGTCTTCGGGGCCGCACACTGGAACGGTGACGGAGACAGCCCGGCCTGGGTGTGGAGCGTCGGTGACCAGCCGGACGACGACTCCATGGACCACGACGGGGACGCCCTGGAGGACTACCACGACCTGGTGTTCGACGCGCTGGAATCCGGCCACGACCACCCGGATCTCCCGGCGCCGCACAGCCCGTGGGTGGCGCACATCTGCGCCGCCTACAGCGCGGACGACGCGTTCCTTCCGCTCCTGGAGGCCAAGCTGGGGACGGTCACCTTTGACCGCCTCCGGCTGTCGTTCGGGGACGACGACACGGACATCCCGCTGAACACCGATGTGGCCATGTCCGGCCCGTTGACGGCCGCCGGGATGCGCCGCAAGCCCAAGGGGTTCGAGAGTGCGTCCACTGTGGACTTCGCGCTCATGGACAGCTCCTGGAAGGCCGCGGTGGACCGGGCCTACGTAGCCTGGATGGCCATCCTGTCCGCTCAGCGCCAGGAGCTGACCGACCAGGTGAAGGCTGCTGTGGACGGCGGGGACTTCGCCGACCTGGCCGCTATGACCGTCTCCACCGCGGCGGCTGTGGACCTCCTGTCAGAGCACATGGCGCGCTTCGCCCAGACCGCCGGTCAGCAACAGGAGCACGAAGCAGACCGACAGGGCGTGGCCGTCCCGCCCTGGGCGCTGACCGACGACGACCCGGAAGGCGTGACCGCTTCCCTGTCGTCGGCCGCGAAGTCCTTCCTGTCCCGCATGCGCGCGTACGCCTCCGTCGTCGCCTCCAGCCTGGCCAACCGAATGGTGTCCTCCGCGTCCCAGCGCTCCATCACGCTGGCGGAGGCGGACGCCGACGGCGCGGCGGTCGCGCGGGACGTGGAGACCTACCTGGCCGACCACCCGAAGGCGTATGTCCGGCAGGGCATCGCGGCGGCCATGACCATGGCTCAGAACACGGGCCGTCTGGCGGTGCTCACCGCGGCGCCGCCGGGGAGCTACTACGCCTCCGAAATGCTGGACTCGAACACCTGCGGGCCGTGCCGCGCGATCGACGGTAAGGAATTCGCCACGCTCAACGCGGCGGAGGATGCGTACCCCGCCGGGGGCTACGTGGACTGTGCGGGCGGATCAGCCTGCCGGGGAACCATGGTCACCGTCTGGGACGCCGGACAGACCGCCAGTGCGACACCGAAGGAGGGCATCGTGGCGGAAACCGAAGACCTGGGCGGGAAGCCGAACCCGGGCACGAAGAAGGACAAGCGGCTGAAGGAGAACGACCAGGGCAAGGCGAAGGCCGTCGGCGACGCCGACCACTTCGCCGCTGGCGCGTCCGTGTCGGACAAGCCCTGGGACGGCGCCGCCAGCCGCTTCAACGACGACCAGTGGAAGCGCGCCACCGCGGCCTGTGACGGGGACGGAACACCCAAGGAGGCGTGCTTCCTGCCTCACCACGAACCGGACGGCACGCTGAACCGGAACGGCCTGCACGCGGCGGCACAGCGCGTCGGCTCCGTCACCGGCCGCTCCCCGGCGGCTGTCGCGCACGCGAAGTCCCACCTGCGCAACCACTACAGCCAGATCGGGGAGGATGCTCCGGACTCGATCGCGGCCACCCTGGGCGACGCCGTGGAAATGGCACTGGCCCCGGCCGACCCGGACGCCGTCATGCCCGCTTCCGACAGCAACACTGCACCCTGGCGCGGACCGCTGGCCGTGGAGGGGAAGACCACCGGCGACGGTCGGGAGTTCGCCGCGGGGTCTCTGACCTGGCGTGACCTCCCGGTGCCGCTGCGCTGGAACAAGGAGGACTCCCACGGAGGTGAAGCCCACACCGTGGCCGTCAACGTCGGCCGGATTGACAAGATCTGGCGTGAGGGTGACCTGGTCATGGGGGAGGGCGTCTTCAACCTGGCGGAGGCCGACGGCCAGCGCGCGCACGACCTGGTGAAGGGCCAGTTCCTGCGCGGTGTCTCGATCGACGCCGACTCCATTTCCGACAAGGACGTGGAGTACGTCTGGCCGGACGTCGGACCGGAGGACGGCGACGGGGAGGACATGGACATCCTGGATCTCCTCTTCGCCCAGCCGGAGAAGGTGCTGTTCCACGCCGGGCGGATCAGCGCGGCCACCCTGTGCGACATCCCCGCCTTCGCGGAGGCGTATGTGGCGCTCCTGGATAGTGAAGGCGCGGTGACCGCGGGCGGGACCCCGGCCGGAGCACAGGGCGGGGGAGGCTACGCGGTGCGCGGCGTGCGGGCGCGGACCGTGGACGGCCTGACGGCGGCCATCAGCGCGCCGGACTGGAAGCCGCCCGCGGAGTGGTTCGCGAACCCCCAGCTCTCCCTTCCGACCGGCATCCAGGTCACGGACGACGGCCGTGTCTACGGCCATGCGGCCACCTGGGGCTCCTGTCACATCGGTCAGGCCGACGTGTGCGTCCAGCCGCCGCGGGAAGAGAACCACCCGTACTACATGACCGGAGAGGTGGTCACGGCTGACGGAGGGCGCGTCTCGGTCGGCCAGATCACCGTGGGCACCGGCCACGCGCCGCTGTCGATGGGCGCCGTTCCGGCGACCGAGCACTACGACCACACCGGCCACGCAGTCGCGGACGTCCACGTCGGAAACGATGAACACGGGATCTGGGTGGCGGGCGCCATCCGGCCGGGCGCACCGGCGGACCTGGTCCACGCCCTGCGCGCGGCGGGCCAGGTGTCCGGAGACTGGCGCCGGATCGGCTCCGCGCTGCGCTTGGTCGGTCTCCTGGCCGTCAACGTCCCCGGTTTCCCGGTGCCGAAGATGGCCACGCGGGTGACTGCGTCGGCTGCCGGGTCCGAAGTCCAGACCGCACTGGTGGCCGCCGGGCGCCCGCCGGTCGCGCACGGCACCACGGAGAAGGAGCTGATCCAGGCGTCCTTCCGGACGGTCATGGACGCGCTGTCCCGCGGTGTCCACAGCGAGAGCTGATCTGGCATCCTGATGAAGCTACCCCGACAGGAGGTGATCGACATGGCTTGTGGTTGCGGCGGCCAGCTCCCCCCGCCCCCTCCGACTCCCGACCACACCTGATCCACCCCGGACGGAGCCCTCACCGCATCCCCCACGGTGAGGGCTCCTTCGCGTTCACGTCGCGCTGGGCGTGACCGACCTGTCCAGGTCGGCCTTCAGCGTGTTCATGTCCTTCAGGGCGGTGTCCGCATCGGAGTTGAAGCCGGTTATATCCCCGTTGTCGATGTCGTCGGCCAGCGTCAGGGAGTCGTCCATGACCCGGTCGTACGACATGTCCAGCTCCGGATGTCCCGTGGGCGGCCGGACGGCCAGCCCTTCCTTCGCGGTCGTGCGGAGCTTCGCGGCGTCGCCGGTTGCCTGGAGCTGGGAGAGCGTCGCTCCGTGGGCTCCCAGGTCGACGTAAGTACGGCCCAGCTCCCCCAGGGGACCGGCCGCCTGGCCGTACCAGTCGGCCAGCGGCTGCGCGGTCGCGGACGGCCGGACCACCGGCGCCGGGCTGGCAGCCGGATGGCCGGACCCCCCGCACGCCACCGCGCCCAGGAGCAGGAACGGAACCAGAATGAATTCTTTGTGCCGCATTGATTAATTCCTTTCATTTCGATGGATCGCATTATTGCACGACCTTTGGAATTAAGGGAAACGGCCTGCTACCTTCATCGCAAACATCATTTCCGTTCGGCGGAGGTCAACCGTGCCCGAACAGTTCGAGAAGACCGACAAGTACCCGGCGCCGGATGACCTCACCACGGTTTCCGACGCCGACCTTCAGGAGCTGGAGACGGAGTTCGTCGGCTCCTTCGACGCAGTCCACAATCTCCAGGACTTCACCCCGGAGATGGTGGAGTACGCGATGGGCCTCCGGAACGACCTGGACCGGATCAAGGCGGAGCTGTCCGCCAGGGCCGTCCGCGCCCAGACCCAGGCGACCCAGGCCAAGCTGAAGGCGGACCGCCAGATGGCGGAGCTGAAGGAGGCCGTCCACGGACCGGCCGAAGGCTCCCCGGAGGCTGTCGCAGCGGCGGCCATCGACCAGTCCAAGCGGGACGCCGCGCTGGCGGAGGTGGTCTCCACGTCGGTCGTCAAGGGCTTCATGGAGATCCTGGGCGACCGCGCGGGCAAGGAGATCGTCAAGGGTGCACGCGGCGGGGCCGTCGTCGCCTCCCTGGGTGCCACCGCGGCGAAGGCGCCGAAGCCTGGCGTCCCGTCGCAGCGCCTGGCCATCACCGCGGCGGGCTCCGGCCAGGATCTCCCGTCCCTGGACGCGCTGGCCGCGGAGTTCACCCGCATGGCCCAGGGCGTGCCGACCACCCGCCTGGGCGGGAACGCGCCCGTCTACCCGGTGGCGAAGGTCCGGAACGACTTCGAACACACCGTCGACAGTCGGACCTCCCCGGGTGAGGTGGAGGAGATCTGGCGCAAGCTGGTCAACCGCGAGACCCAGGAAGCCCTGGTGGCCGGTGGTGGGTGGTGTGCCCCGTCGGAGGTCATGTACGACTTTTTCAACATCGCTGACAGTGACGGCGCGATCGACCTCCCCACGGTCGGCGTGAGCCGGGGCGGCATCCGCTTCCCGGTCTCCCCGTCCATCGGTGACGTGTTCTTCCAGAACGCGGGCACCAACCCGGCGTCCGGCTTCGGCGGTTTCGCCTTCCCGTTCAGCAACGCTTCCGACCCGTGGCTGTGGACGGAGGCCGATGACATCGCGACCGTCACCGGCTCCGTGAACAAGCCGACGCTCCGCGTCCCCTGCGCCAGCTTCAACGAAGTGCGGCTGGAGGCGTACGGCCTCACGGTCACCGCGGGCAACCTGACCGACAGCGCGTACCCGGAGGCCACCCGGAACTTCATCCGGCTCCTGCGCGCAGCCTACGCGCACGCGATCAATGCGCGGCTGATCGGGCTCATGGACACCGCGTCCGGCAGCACGAACACCATCGGCGCCATCACGACCGACCCGGCCGCGCCGCGCATCTTCAACGCGGTGGCCCTGGCCGCCACGGACTACCGCGCGAAGTACGCGATGAACACGAACGCGGTGCTGGAGGTCATCATCCCCTACTGGGTCCGGGAGGTCATCCGGGCCGACCTGGCGTACAAGCAGGGGATCAACTCCACGGAACTCCTGGCCGTCATCGACTCCCAGATCGACGCGTTCTTCACGGCGCGCAAGGTCCGGGTCCAGTGGGTGAACGACTACCAGGTCCGCGGCTCCGGCCAGTTCGGCGCGGCGGTCCAGACCACGTGGCCCACCACTGTGAACTTCATGGTCTACGCGGCCGGGACGTTCCTCCACGGGACCGGCCTCCAGTTGGACCTGGGCGTCGTCCGTGACTCCGTCCTGAACGCGGAGAACGACTTCACCGCGGCCTGGGCGGAGGAGGCGCACCTGATCGCGATGGTGGGCCACGCCAGCCGGAAGTACACGGTGGCCTTCCAGGTCAACGGCGCCAGCGGTGGCGGCACCACCGCGCGCGTCTGATCCACCCCCGACGGCTTCGACAGAAAGGCGGTGAACAGTGGCCGCAGCACGTCAGATCGTTGACGGTCCTTCGTTCACACCGCTGCCGTACGGGCTCTGGTCCGCTGTCGAGCACCCCACTCCGACCGGTCCGCACTGGCAGAACGGTGTGACCTGGTCGGAGTGGTGCGGCGGTGGCGGTACGACCTATGACCCGTGCCTGGCTGTGACGGGTACGGGTGGTTCTCCGGCCGGGGGCGGTCCGGGAACCCAGGCTCCGCTGGCGGGGAACATCACCCAGACCAACCGGGGCGCCACGTCCTTCACCGTCTACGCGGAGTTCGACTGCTCCGCGGTCGGCAGTGTGGGCGATGCCCGGCAGGTGGCCGAAGACGCTCTGAACAGGGTGGAACAGTGGCAGGTGGGCGCGGCCTTCTGGACCGGTACCGCGGGCGCGACCGCTGCGGGGCCGACGCCCCAGAAGACCGTGTTCCCCCACCTGGCCGCCGCTTCGTCCTTCACGGAGGCCGGTACCGGGATCGTCATGCAGCCCGCGGCGTCCATCGTCGCTACCGGAACCGGCGATGATGCGGCCATCACTATGGGCCAGTTGGAGGGGGCGCTGGCCGACTGCTACCACGGCCAGGGTCTGATCCATGTGGCTTTCGAAGCGCTGGCCACCCTGGAGGCGTTCAAGCTGGCCAAGCGCGACCCGGCCGACCCGACCAAGCTGTACAGCCCGGCCGGTCACCGGATCGTCGTGGACTCCGGTTACCCGGGCACCGGGCCCGACGGGGCGTCCGCCCCGGCGGCCACATCGTGGGTCTACGGCACCGGCGCCATGTTCGGGTACCGCGGCCAGGTGATGATCCCCACCCAGCTCTACCAGTCCTTCGACCGGACGGAGAACACCGTCCGGATGATTGCACAGCGGACCTACCTTCTCGGGTGGGATTGCTGCCTGTTCGCGGCCCGGCTCAACCTGGGCGTGTCCCAGTAAAGGGGTGAGAAATGGCCACCACATCGTCCTGTGCAACACCGATCAAGGGCACGATGTACCGCATGGTGAAGCTGGACACGTGCGGCAACCCCGTTACGGGGACGGGCTCCATCCAGATCGTGGGGAAGGGCTTCATCCAGGTCCAGATGGAGCCGCAGTACGAAGACGGGACGGAGTTCTTCGAGCGCACCGCGGACGGCTCCGTGTGCGTGAACCAGAAGGACGACCCGGTCCTGAAGCGACTCCAGCTCACGATGGACTTCTGCGAGATCAACACCACGGGCGCGTCCTACATGATGTCCGCCCGGGAGCTGGTCGTGACCAACACCGGGTACGGCTTCGCGGTGGCGGAAGGGCTGTCGTCCAACCGCTTCAGCTTGGAACTGTGGCAGCAAGTGGCGGGCGCCGGGGCGTGCGACCCGTCCGGTCTCCAGCGGTACATCTACCACGCGTTCCCGAACTGTGGCGCGTCGAAGATCGGCTCCTACACCGTGGAGAACGACCGCGGCACGCTTCAGATCATCTGTGAGACACGCGCCGCTTCGACGGCCGCGAACATCGGGTGGCTGGACGGACCCGGTTCCGTGTCCTGGCTCCCCGCCGGAACGGTGAACCAGGCCGGTGGCGGCACGGGCATCCTGGACCACTGGCTGTTCAACATCACCACCGTCTCCCCGCCGACGGCGGCCTGTTCGCCCCAGGCCATCACGTGATCCCGATCCTCCAGCCTCCGGCGCAGCGATGGGAGTGCCCGAACTGTACCGTCACATCAGTGACGTACGGCCAGGACAACCGCTTCCACCGCTGCGCCGGGCTGGGCGGCCTCACGGTCGCCATGGTCCGGTCCGGCCTCCACTGCAAGGTGGAGGCCGTGGTCCGGGAGGACTTCGTGGGGGCGGAGGACGTCACCTACGACGCGGCCGGGCGGCCGATCACCGCCGTGGTCACCACGCGGGACGACGGGAACGACGTCACCGTCTACGCGCCGACCGCGCACATGGAGGGGAACGGGTCGTGAGCTGGACCGCAAGCGCCATCTTCCGGGAGTGGCCGAACCAGACCTTCCAGGCGTCCGGCACCGGGTACACCGGTCTGGACTCCGACACGGTCAAGGCCGCTCTGTACAACAACACCGGCACGCCGGACAAGGACGCCGCGGTGGCGTCGGCCGGGTACAACACCGGCCAGTGGGTGACGGCCAACGAGGTGACCGGAGCGTCGGAGTGGGTCGCCGGTGGCCGCGCACTGGCGTCCAAGACCTTCACCAGCCCGGCCAGTGGGACGTTCATGTTCGACGCGGCCGACCTGACCGGTACCGCGACCGTGACCATGGCCAACGTCTACGGCTGCCTGGTCTACGACGACACGATCAGCGGCGGGACCGTGGCCAAACAGGGTGTGTCCTTCCATTACTTCGGCGGGGCGCAGTCGGTGACCGCCGGAACCTTCTCGATCATGTGGAACGCGAACGGTCTGCTCCGCATCACCGTGTGAGGGGCTGACCGGCCATGGCCACCACGTTCGTGAAGAAGGCGTCCGGCCAGTCCGGCTCCGCCTCCCTGACGCTCCCCCTGACCATGGCGTCCGCTCCGACGGCCGGAAACCTTCTGGTCTTCGCCATGGCCGGGGACAAGAACACCGGCGCTCTGACCCTGGTGGGGTTCACCCAGCTCCAGTCCCTGCTCTCTGCGTCGGTGTCCCTGTACCTGGCCTGGAAGGTGGCCGACGGTACAGAAACGGCCATCACTCCCACCTGGGCCACGGCGTCGGCCACCGGGAACGTGGCCTGGTACGGGGAGTTCAACGACCCGGCCGTGACCGGTGCGGCGGCCTGGCAGATCTCCGCCCAGGCCAGCCACATCACCGATGAGACGAACGTGACCTCCTGGTCCACCGGGACGACCGGGACCACGTCGGCCGCCGGGCTGGGGTTGTCGGTCATCTGCATGGACTCCGCCGACTCCGTCACCGACGGGACGACCGCCTGGACGAACAGCTTCGCCGCACTGTTCACCACGCTGGCCTCCGCCGGTGCGCGCGGAGGGCTGCACCTGGGGAACGCCCAGATCTCCTCCGGTGTCACCGCGGAGTCCACCTTCAGCTACACCCCTTCCGCGACGCTGCGGGACCAGCTCTCCGGCGCCCTGGCAGTCTTCAGCCTGGTCCCGCTGCCGACGGACAGTGCCATGGCGGAGTCCCCTACCGCGACCGGCTCCTCCTTCGGAGCGTCCACCGCGCTGGCCGTCAGCACAGACGCCCCTACCGCGACCGGCTCCTCCTTCGGAGCGTCCACCGCGCTGGCCGTCAGCACAGACGCCCCTACCGCGACTGGAGCGGCTTTCGACATCGCGGCGGGCCCGGCAGTGCTCCCCGTGGCGCCGGTCGCCACCGGAGCGGCCTTCGATGCGGGCGGCACCGCGCTGGGCGTCGGCACGGATACCACCGGGGCGTCCGGAGCGTCCTTCGACACGGGCGGCATCGCGCTGGGAACCTCCGCGGCGGCGCCCGGCGCCACGGGGAGCGCCTGGGATGTGTCGTCCGGTCTCCTGGTCCAGCCGGACACCGTCCAGGCCACTGGAGCGGCGTACAGCGCTTCGGTGTCGGTCGCTGTGACCGTGACAGCCGCCGCTGGAGCGGCGTCGGCCGTCGGAGTCGCCTTCGACGTTCGGTCCAGCTCCCCCCAGACACCGATCCGACTGCGGATCAGCGGCAAGGAACCGTCCGGCCGGACCGGGGGCTATCAGCCGGTATCCTCCTGGGCAGGACGCGAGCCGTCCAGCCGTGCGGAAGGATCGGAGGCGGGGTCGTAGTGGCGGACATCACCCTGGGCCCGTACGTCGTCGGCGAGAAGCCCGCGCCGCTGGAGTACACCTTCCTGGACAGCTCCGGTACGCCGCTGGACCTGACGGGCTACACGGCGGCCTTCCGGTGCCAGGAGCGTTTCACGCCCGGCGCCTTCGACGGAACGGCCGCCATCCCCACCGGCACGGACGGGATCGTGGTGTACACCTGGACCGGCAGCGAGTTCCCAACGTCCGGCCGGTACTTCGCGGAGCTGTGGGCCGGAAACGGGACCAACCGCTTCGCTTCCCTGCGTATCCGGTTCGAAGTGGCCGCGCCCGTTGGCGACGTCCCGTCCGTCTGAGAGGCTGCCGTGACCGCTGACTTCGGACCCTGTTCCGCCTGGGACCCCATCTGGCCGTGCGACATCTCCACCTGGTCCCCGGCTGCCACCGGCCTGGCCGCTGAAGCGGCTACGTCGATCGTCTGGGCGATGTCCGGCCGTCGGTTCGGCACCTGCTCCGTGACGCTCCGACCGTGCCGCCAGTCCTGCTACGGCAGTGGCTGGGAGGGTTGGTCCCAGTTCTCCCGCTGGTCGAACACCTACACGTCCCCGCTGGTCTACGGTGCTGGGCGGTTCGGCTGGTGGTTCGACACGGAGTGCGGCTGCGGGGCGGTGTGCGGGTGCTCCCGGCTGTCCCAGGTGGAGCTTCCGGCGCCGGTGAACTCGATCACGACCGTCCTCCTGGACGGAGCGGCCATGCCCGCTTCCGGCTACCGGGTGGACGACAACCGGTGGCTGGTCCGTACGAACGGCGGCCGGTGGCCGCGCTGCAACGATCTGACGAAGGACGACACCCAGCCGGGTACGTGGTCGGTCACCGCGCTGTACGGAGAGGACGTCCCCACCGGAGGCCGGATCGCGGTCGGCGAGATGGCCTGTGAGTACCTGAAGGCCATGGACGGCCAGGACTGCTCCCTCCCGCCGGGCGTGACCCAGCTCGCACGCCAGGGCGTGACGATCGAGCTTCCCCAGCCGTCGGAGCTGTTCAAGGACGGGCAGACCGGACTGTACACCGTGGACGCCTTCATCGCGTCCGTGAACCCCCACGGGCTGGTCCGACGCTCCCGGGTCTACCGGGTGGACGGCCGCCCGCCGCGGAGGGCCGGAACATGATCCAGGGCGATGACCGGTGGTGGCAGGTGGCCAGTCGGGTGGTCACGGCGGTGTACGCCGGGCTGGCGGTGGCGCCGGAGCGGTACGGCGTTGTCCCGGGCGCGGTTGCCTGGGACGACTGTGACTGTGGCCTCCTGGCCGTCTCCTGGACGCTGTCCTACCCCAGCGACGTCTTCCCGGCCGAACAGGCGGGCGTGAACGGGAACTGTGACTCCGCTTGGGAGGTGTCGGAGTTCCTGATTCAGATCATCCGGTGCGCGCCGGGTCCGGGACCGAACGCCAACGCTCCGACGGTCAAGGCGCTCTCCGACGCGGCCCGCCTCCAGGACACCGACGGGAACCAGGTCGTGCGGTCCCTGTCCGCGCTCCTGTGCACGATGAAGGACGCATACGACATTGACGACTTCCTGGTGACCCGGCGCACCCCGCTGGGGCCGGAGGGCGGCTGCGTCGGCAGTGAACAGCGCTTCCTGGTCGCGCTCCCCCGCATCGTTCCGGCTACCGTGTAGCCATGGCGGAGTTTCTGACGATCAACGCGACGGCCACCGAACGGCTGGCCGTCAACTCCTCCCGGTCGATCACCGCACGGAAGACCGCGGCTGTGGCCGGTATCGCCCGGATGATCGCGCCCGGCTCCATGAAGCAGAGCATCCGGGCCATTCCCGGCGCCGGGGTCTCCCCCATCGGGATCGTGGTCTGCGACCACCCGGCGGCCGTCTACGTCATCCATGGCACGAAGGCTCACGTGATCAAGCCGAAGAAAGGCAAGTACCTGGCATTCCAGCCGAAGGGCGGAGGGAACACCGTCTTCGCGCGGATCGTCCACCACCCCGGTACGAAGCCCAACAACTTCATGCTCCGGGCGCTCCGGCTCACCCCGCGCTGACTCCGGAAAGATCTTGGTCCGGACCGCGTTAGCGTCTTGACCATGAAGGACTTCTCCCGGGCGCGGCCCACTGTAGGATTCAAGATCGATAACGACGTCTTCACCGGGGTCCCCGCCATGTCGGCCGACGACATGGTGACCCTGGTGGCGACGTTCTCCGACATGGACGAAAACGACCCGGTCCAGGTAGCCAAGACGATCAAGAACATCGTCAGGAACCTCCTGGACAGCCGGTCGGCGGACGTCTTCGTCAACCGGATGGGCGACCGGACGAACCCGATCGAGTTCGACCAGGCCAACGAGATCATTCTCTGGCTGATGGGTGAGTACGGCATGCGCCCTACCGAACAGCCCTCACCCTCTGGGAGTGGGCCAGCCAGCCCGGAGTCTGGCATGAGCTTGACGGAACCTACGTCGGTCGCGGTATCGACCTCCTCTCCCTCCCCTGGGCCCAATTCCTGAACGTGATCTATGCCGAGATGCTTCAGCGCATGGACGTCAAGCCCGAAGAGGACGCGGAACAGATCCGCAAGGGCTTCGACAACCAGCTAGGCGTCTCCGGTTGGCAGGTGCCGGGACGGGAGCCGGTGTACGACGTGCCGGAAGTCGATCCGCGGGCACCGCTGTGGTGGCAGGGGGACGAAGAGGCCAGCTCCAGCTTCCTGGCCGCATACGGGATCACGCTGACCGATGGTCCCCTTCCCGGAGAGGAATCCGCCAGTGGCTGACGAAGTCATCGGCCGCGGATTGATCGAGATCCTTCCCGATTTCAAGAAGTTCGGGAAGGAACTCTCCGCGGGCATGAAGACCGCGAAGGCACAACTGGACGGCTCCACGGCCGGTCTGAAGGCGTCGGCCGGAACCATCTTCAACTCCATGGCGAAGGTCGGTAAGGGCGTCTCCGTCGTCGGGGTCGGGGTGGCCGCTGCGTCGGTCAAGATGGCCGGGACGTTCCAGGCGGAGACCGCCGTCCTTCAGACGGCCGCCGGGGAGTCGGCCAAGAACTTGGCTACGGTCCGGAAGGGAATCCTGTCCATCTCGGAGGGCACCGGGACCGGGATCAAGAACCTGACCGACGGCATGTACACGATCGAGAAGGCGGGGTACCGGGGCGCCGCCGGTCTGGGTGTGCTGAAGGCCGCCGCGGAGGGTGCGAAGGAGGAGAACGCCCAGCTCTCCGACGTCACCAATGCGATGACCAGCGTCATGGCGTCGTACCACCTGAAGGCCACCGACGCCACGCGCGTGATGAACGCGCTGAAGACGGCCGCCGGTGAAGGCAAGATCACCATGGAGCAGTTCTCCGGCGCCTTGTCCACGGTGCTGCCGATCGCGTCGGCCAACAAGATCAGCTTTGCCCAGGTGGCCGGTGCGGTCGCGACCCTCACCCAGCACGGCACGTCGGCGAACGAAGCCACCCAGGAGCTGGCGGCCACAATCCGCCAGCTTGCGGCGCCCAACAACGTGGCCGTCAAGGAGATGGCCCGCTTCGGGATCACCGCCCAGGACGTCTCCCTGAACTTGGGGAAGAAGGGTCTGACCGGGACTATCAATGAACTGGTCCAGGCCGTTCTGACGAAGATGGGGCCCAGCGGAAAGATTCTTCTTTCGTCTTTCAACACCACTCAGCAGGCCAGTACCGCGCTGAATGCGATGTTCGAAAAGATGCCGAAGTCCCTCCAGGATTTGGCCACTCAGTACAAGAACGGAAAGATCGCGTCCGATGACTGGAAGATGGCTATCAAGGGCCTTCCAGTAGATCAGAAGAACCTGATCAGTCAGTACGTCACGCTGACCAACAAGAACAAGGGCTTCTCCGACGAACTCCGCAAGGGCGGCCCGGCCACCAAGACCTTCACCGAAGCAATCAAGAAGATGTCCGGTGGCGCTATCGGATTGAACACCGTTCTCCAGCTTTCCGGAGAAAGCCAGGCCGGATTCCAGGACCGGGTGAACAAGGTCAGCAAGTCGTACAACAATGCTTCCAAGGAAGTGGAAGGCTGGAAAACCACCCAGGGGCTGTTCAACACCCAGCTTGCACGGATGAAGCAGACCGTGGAAGTTCTGATGATCGACCTGGGGACGAAGCTGATCCCGATCCTCCAGACCATGATTACCTGGCTGGGGAAGAACAAGGACGCCGTTTACCTCCTGGCCGGAGCCATCGGAACCGTCCTGACCCTGTCGGTAGTCGCCTTCGCGGCCAAGACCGTGGTGTCTGCCGCGAAGATCGTTACATCCTTCGCGAAAATCGGCGTCAGCGCGGTGACGATGGGGGTCAACTTCGCGCGCGGATTCGCCTCCGCGTCGGCCGCCGCGTCCAGCTCCTCCGGCTTGGCGGGAACCCTGGGAGGAAGCCTGGCGCGGGCGTTCGACGGCATCCGGCTACGGGCCATGTACGCCGCGGACGCCATCCGGACCAGCTTCGCCAGCGGCGGCATCCGTACAGCCATGACCAGCACCGGCAACGCGGTAAAGACCTTCGGGAAGAACATCGCCTCCGTGGCGTCGTCGGCAGGGAAGTCGGCCTGGACCGGGATTGTGTCTGGCCTGTCCTCCGTCGGGAAGGGCATGAAGGCCGCAGCCATCGCCACCCGGGACTTCACCGTGGCGACCGCCCAGAGCGCGGCGGCCGGGGCGAAGGCGGCGCTGGTCTGGACGGCGCAGCGGATCAAGACTCTGGCCCAGGCCGCCGCTACCGGGATCGCAACCGCCGCCCAGTGGCTGTGGAACACGGCCATGGATGCCAACCCGATTACCCTAGTGGTCATCGCTATTGCCGCGCTGGTCGCAGCAATTGTTTATGTGGCTACACAAACGGACTGGTTCCAGAAGCTTTGGAAGGACGCTTGGTCCGGAATTACTATCGCCTTCAATGCGACATGGACATTTATTCGCGATCACTGGAAGCTTATTCTGGCCATTCTCACCGGTCCAGTAGGCGGAGCAGTCATCTTCATTCTTTCCCATTGGAAGATGATTCTTTCCGGTATCGAGTCGGTGTTCAACTGGATAAAGGGCCACTGGGTACTCCTGGTTGAAATCATCACCGGGCCCATCGGTATTGCGACCACCTACGTGGTCCAGCACTGGCAGAAGATCAAGGACGGGGCGTCGGCCGCCATCAGTGCGGTAGGCCGTTTCTTCTCGAACCTGGGCCACACCATCACCAGCTCCGTCGGGAGCTTGTCCAAGACGCTGTACAACGCAGGTGCCAACCTGATCCACGGTCTGATCTCCGGCGCCCAGTCCGTCATGAAGGGGATCAAGAACTGGGCCACCGGAATCAAAAATTCCATCGTGGGAGCGATCAAGGACGTATTCAAGATCAGCTCTCCGTCCCGGGTCATGATGACCATGGGTGGCCACATGATGACCGGTCTTCTCCACGGCATGCTGAAGGGGAAGAAGGTGCTGCACTCCGCTGTGAAGGGGTTGTTCAGCTCCCCCCTGGACGCCGCAAAGAACCTGGTGAAGAACGGCGTGAACCTGTCCACAGAATGGGTCGGGAAGATCTTCGGCGGAGGCGGGGCCGACAACAAGGGGTACAGCTCCAAGGCGGTCGGTTCCGCCCAGTCGTTCGCCAAGGCCATCCTGGGGAATTACAACTGGGGCCCCAACGAATTCGGTCCGTTGAAGTCTCTGTGGAACGGGGAATCCGGCTGGAACTACCAGGCGTTGAACAAGTCCTCCGGTGCGTACGGCATCCCCCAGGCGCTCCCCGCGTCGAAGATGGCCAGCGCGGGAAGCGACTGGAAGACGAACGCCCAGACACAGATTCTGTGGGGTCTGGGGTACATCCGGGACCGCTACGGAACCCCGGCCGAAGCCTGGGCGAAGTGGCAGGCGCGATCCCCGCACTGGTACGACAGCGGCGGCTGGCTGCCGACCGGCCTGTCCATGGTCATGAACGGCACCGGGCGGCCGGAGCGCATCCGCAACTCCCGGCAGGAGGCCGCGCTGGGCAACGGCACCGGGGCGGGCGTGACCATTAACCTGACCGTCGTGAACAAGGGCGTGATCTCCAACAAGCAAGACGCGATGGACTTCCTGGTGTCCGCCCTGGACACCCTGAACCGCCAGCACCGGCTCCCGAAGGGGCTGGGTGGTAGCTGATGGCCATCGCCTTCGTAGGTGCTTCCACGCTGTCCGCCAACACTGGCGGGGCCAACCACATCCAGGCCGTTCCGCTGCCGACCGGGCACGCGGCGGGGAACCTCCTGCTCCTGGTCATCACGTCCGACTCGATCAAGACGGCCACCGTTCCGGCCGGATGGGCCCGGGTCTTCGGCATCCAGGCGGGGACGTCGTCGGCGTCCCCGTTCGCCGCGTATCCGACCACGGTCGTCTACTACAAGATCGACAGCGGTTCGGAGGGCTCCTCCGTATCCGTGAACTTCCCCACGGACAACTGGCCCCAGGGCGACGCCTACACCGCGACCGCCGTCCTGGCGTACAGCGGCACCGACCAGACGTCCCCGGTGGGGGAATGGGGCTGGTTCACCACCCAGTCCACCGCAGCGTCCCAGGCCCACCCGATCGTCACCACGTCCACCACTGGGGAATGGCTCCTGACGATCCGCGCCGTCTCCACCCAGGGGAGGAATCCGAACTTCACCGTCTCCGGCGGGACCAACGCGGAGCGCGCCGACTTCGGGGACGGTCAGAACGAACTGGCCATGGCGCTGTACGACTCGAACGGGTCGCTCACCGCCGGGGCTCAGACCCAGCGGACCACGGTCTCCAGCACCGTGGCCGACTGGGGCTCCAACGTCATCTCCCTGGCCGTCCGGGTCCCGACGCCCAGCATCGCCCAGGGCCCGACCGCCACGGCCGCGGGGACGGCCTACGGCGCCACGGTGCACGCCGTGGACGGTCCCTGGGACCTGTGCGCCGCATTGCCCTCCTACACCTTCGCGGTGGACTGGGCGGGGGACGGAAGCTTCACCACGCCCGGCGACGACGTCACGTCCGACATCCTGGACGGCGGGGTCACGATCGCGTACGGCCGGGACGACAACCGCCAGCTCTCCCCGCCGAAGACCGGGAACGCGGCCTTCTCCCTGAACAACACGGACCGCACGTACTCCCCGGAGAACGCGGCCGGACCGCTGTACGGGGACCTGGACCCGGCGCGCGAGTGCCAGGGCTCCGTGACCTTCTACGGGCAGACGTACCCGCTGATGTTCCAGCGCGTGGACGACTTCACCGTCCACGCGGACATGGATGACCGGACCGTGGACTTCACCTTCCTGGACGGCCTGAACCTCCTGTCCGGCGTGACCCTGTCCACCGACGTCCAGTCCGGCCAGCGTACCGGCGCGCTGATCAACTACGTCCTTGACCTGGCAGGCTGGACCGGTGGCCGGGACATCGACCCGGGTGTGACCATCGTGCCCTGGTGGTGGGTGGAGGGCACCGATGCCCTGTCCGCGATCAACGACCTGGTGAAGAGCGACGGGCCGCCGTCGGTCGCCTACGTCTCCCCGGACAACACCTTCGTCTTCCGGGACCGCCATCACCGGCTTCTGGATGAGAAGTCGGTGAACGTCCAGGCAGTCTTCTCCGGTAACAAGCTGATGGACTGCACGTCCCCGTCGGCCACCGGCCTGAACTTCTCCGCTCCGTTCGACTATGAGAACGGTTGGAAGAATATCGTCAACAGCGTGTCCTTCACCGTCTCGGAACGGAGTCCGGACACAGGCTTGACCGCCGTCTGGACCAACGACTCCACCCTGTCCCTGTCCACCGGCCAAAGCGTGACCCTGACCGTCTCCGGCGGGGACCCGTTCATCAACGCGGTGACGCCGGTGGTCGGAACGGACTACGTCCTCACCGGTTCCGGGACGGCCCAGATCCAGCTCTCCCGGACGTCGGGCCAGTCGGTCACCCTGTCCATTCTGGCGGTGGGCTCCCCGATCACCATCAGTGGACTCCAGGTGCGCGCCCAGGCCATCGCGGTCCGGAACACAATCATCGTCGGCCAGGACGACGCGGGGTCCATCTCCGCGCACGGCCAGAAGTCCTACACCGACACTGCCCCCTGGGCCGGAGTGAACGACGCCTTCGCGGTCGCGGAAGCCATCCTTCTGCACTACGCGAAGCGGCGGCCCACGGTCTCCCTGCGGATCTCCGCGAAGAACGGCGCTCACCTGGTACAGATCCTGTCCAGGTCCATCTCCGACCGGATTCATATCGTTAACGGTGAAATGGGAATTGACGACGATTTCTTTATTGAAAATGTCGCCCACACCATTCAGCGGATGAACAATTCAAATGGACAGCCTCCCGTCCATTCCGTGGTGTTCGGATGCGAGAAAGAGGTGTTCGTGACCGCGAACCCCTTCCGCTTCGACGTTCGCGGGGCGGGCTTCGATCAAGGCGTGTTCGACCAGATAGGGTCCAGTGACCCGACCACCGTCTTCGTCTTCGGGGACACCGGCCGGGGCGTCTTCGACTTCGGAACCTTCGGACTGTGAGGAGCAGACCAATGACCGAACCGGCGCCGGTGCGCGCCTACGTCTACGGCGGGGACTGGGTGGCCGACTGCGGGCGGGACGGGTGCTCGAACGTGGAGCACCTGTTCACCCCTGCCCGGATGAACGGTCCGCGTATCCTCCAGCGACCGTTCTACGCCTGCTCCTACTGCGGGTTCCAGGCGGACATCTCCTGGCCGGACACCGGCTTCATGGCGGAAATCGGGGAGATCCTGGGGAAGCGGCCGATCCCCGACACCCGGAACTGGTACCCCCAGGACCATGCCACCGCGATCCGTTTCCGCATCCCGCACGGCCAGAGCGCGGCCGACCTGCGGGCGGAGAACGAAGCCCACGGGGTGCCCGCATGACCTGGTCCGCGCCGATGACGGCGGTAGCCGGGTCGATCTTCAGCGCGGCCCAGTTCAACCAGTACGTCCGGGACAACCTGAACGAGACGGCACCTGCGAAGGCGTCTGCCGACGGCCAGGTGTTCGTGGCCACCGGAGCGAACGCCATCGACGTCCGGGTACCGGCCAGCGCCCGGGTGAACACGTCGGAGACCACCACGGCTACCTCCTACGGGGACCTGGCCACCGTCGGGCCCTCCGTGACGTGCACCACCGGCGCGCACGCCCTGGTGATCGTCACGGCCGACATGGACAACAACTCCGACAACGCGGCGTCCAGTGCCAGTTTCGCCATCACCGGTGCGTCGTCCATCGCAGCCGCGGACAGCCACCGCATCGCCCGGGACGGCCACCCTGCGAGCAACATCGTCCGGTACTCCGCGGCCAGCTTCTTCAACACCCTGGTTCCGGGCTCCAACATCTTCACCATGAAGTACCTGGTGGGGTCCGGAACCGGTACGTTCGCCAACCGGGAGATCTTCGTCTTCCCGATGTGATCCGAGAGAGGAAGGAGGCGCCGTCATGGCGGCTACCACGATCGTCCAGTACGTCCAGATCATGCGGAACGCCCAGTGGGACCTGGCGCGGAAGCTGGGTGCCGACCTGTCGGCCGCCGACCGCCAGACCCGAGTCCTGATGATCTCCACTTTGGCCGTCCAGGCGGTGCTGATCGAAGTCCTGGTAGCGAAGGGGGTGGTGAAGGACGCCGAACTCCTGGGCGCGCTCAACGCGGCGCGGGCCGATCCGTCGTACCTCCCTCCGGTGGAACCGGTCTACCCCGTCATCTGGAACACCGACCCTGTGACGGGGTTCTGATGGCCTGGACCGTACCCATGACCGCGGTGGCGGGGAGCGTTTTCAC